ACTCTACTAACTGGTTTAGCTGGAATACCAACAGTCTGCTTAGGAGGTAATGGTGGTATAGGCCCTAACTTACCTTCACGACCCGGATCTCCCGGTGCGTCCATATCTGTTGACCCTTGCCTACCGGGGCTAGTAAAGTCAAAGGTTGCCTTTTCACGAGGTTGAATTTTTGCTGGCTTAGACGCAGTTGGATCCCATAAATGAAATCCACTACCGATGTCGTAGAACAAATCATTAGTTGGCTCAAAGCCAAGATCTACAGCTGGGCTTCCAGCTCTTACGCGAGCTTCTTGAGTATCAATTCGACGTTGTGCATCGGCAGTTCGTCCGGGTAATACAACACCTTCTTCAACCTTTGGGCCTTTCATTAAAGCTGCAGCACGTAAACGCTCAGCTTGTGTTCTAGCTTCAGGTGTAAACATGGCTGCTCCACCTGATTGACGTGTATACAACTTTGCATATTCACCAACAACAAAGTTGTTTATATTCCTGTGTTTCGGATCAGCAAAAGTGCGTATTGTTTGTTCAGCCTCATTTAAATCACGTATTGCTTTAACAACTTGTGGAAATTTACTTGGAGCTAAATCCGCAAGGCGCTTAAAGTCATCCGTAGTGATATCGTTGTCTACGGTATTTAAAGCCTCTCTGGCGCGTTCTAATCGTGCTTTTGCTTGTGGATTGTTTGATTGTTCCGCAGCAGACATAGAATTCCAGTTGTCACTAGCATCTGCGTATTCATTCCAAGTTGTGCTTAACTTTTCGGTTACCTTATCTAACTTTGCACGTAATGCAGCAACTTCTGGTAAGTTTTTTACTTGATCTAAAATTGCATCAACGTCAGCTTTAGCGGACGCAACTTTATCGTAAGCTTTACTTTCTGCTGATTGTTGACCATTCTTTGGAATTAATTTTGCTTTAGCAATTACCTGTTTTCCATTTGGTGTATCTTGAAATTCCTTTGCTTCATATACAACCTTGTAAACAGGATTTGATTCAGTTGGTTTAATTACGCGACGTGAAATTGTTACGTTAGGATTAGGTCGTCCATTTTTTAACGTAAATTTTATTTGTGCGTCAATTGGTTTAGCTTCTTGCTTTACGCCTTTTTCATCAGCAAATGATTGAGCCATTTTCTCGGACCAACCCTCGGCCTCAAAAAGCTCTGTGCCTTCAAATGACGATGGATATCGCAACAAGTCTTGACCTGCACCACGCTTAATTGATTTATCAACTTTATTCCATGCTGGAACATCTTGACCAGCAAGCCATCGATTGACGGCTTCTTCTGCGTCTGCCATTTTTTCAGCATCGGTCATTTGACTGAAAGGCAATAATGTTCCGAATGGCGCACCTGATTGTGTTGTCTGTCCAAATTTACGAACACCGGGTAATCCTCGTTTTTCGTAATCAGCCAACGTCATTAATCCGCCTTGGTTAAATGTTGTGTTTGGGTCAAGCATTCTGTTTAACGTTTGCTTGTATGCTCCAATAACCTCATTTAAATGCTTAATTGAATCCGGGTCATCATTCCCTTCTTTACTTAATTCAAGTAAGCCAATTTTTTGCTGTAAGCCTTCTACAACTGCTTTGTTTTTTGCTCCATATGGCGTTCCCTCTTCTAGTAAATGCCGTACAGGGTCTAATAGTTTTGCAGCAGCTACATTGTCGTTTAATTCAACTGACTTGCGATATGCAGCATTTCTAGCCTCAACTGATGATGACGTGACGCTAATTTTCTTAGTGTCAATGTAATCATACAAATCTTGTTTTGCAGCAGCTACATTAGGACTATTTTCATCACCACCAGTCCATGTAGCAGCCATTAATGCATCAACGTATTTAGTAAGTTTTTCTTCTGCTTTTGGATCTAATCCTCGGCCATCGTCAGCTCTAAACACCTGATTCCTAGACAGTGATTGAATTGCAGAATTTAATACGCTCTTACGTGTATTTGTTCGCGCTGAATTAATATCACCAGTCGTAGCATCAGCCATCATTGTCAGGTTATCAAGGCCATCAGTAATGCCGCGGCTGATGTCATTTTCAACTGCAAATAAATGGTTTGTAGCTCGTCGGCGTTTTGCGTCTTCAGCTTCCATTCCACCTAAAACAGCGCGTTCAACTGGGCTTGTAAGATCACGAGGACCTTTTGGATTTGGCCCCGGAATAACAGTCTTCTCTAATGTGCTGTCTTTTAAAATGCCACCAAGGTAGTTAAATTTTGTGGTGACTCCACCAATTTCGCCAGAGTCATTTGATTTCAATGACTTTAAAACGTCTTTAGTAAAGCCATCCTCAGATTGACCAAGGATTGATTGAATACCTAAATTGCGTTCAATGTCCGCAGCAAGATCAGGATTTAATTGCGCCGTTCTATGTAACCATCGCAATGATTTCTCTAATCTGTACGAAAACATTTTTTGATCGCCGTCAAATAAAACAGATCCAGTGTCTGGATTGTCATTTAAAACGGATGACATATTTTTATTTAATTCAGACCTAAGCTTAGAATCCGATGCACCGGCAGTGAACAAATCACTCATTTGCATCCTGAATTCATCTGTGCCAGTAATGTTTTTTGTTGGTTGTAAATAAATTGGTTTGCCATCTGGAGTCTGCGCAAACGAGTGATACATGTCTGGTAAAAGCCGCCTTGCACCAGTTTCAGAATTACCCTGCAATTGAACTCTTGCGCCTGAAATAGGCTCCCATAACGTAGCTCGTAAATCTTGTACAGTAGCTGGATCTAATCCTAGTGACCCAAGACCTTCCATCAACCTCTGTGTGGCGTTAGATATTGTTGATGTAGTCCTATTTGATTGTTGTGCTCCAGTCAATGCAACTGTTTCACTACCAACCTTATTTGCCAATGTTTGTAATGTTGATTGAAAATCTGCTGGCGGATTATTAATACCAATTAAAAAGTCATCACGACGATCGCCAAAAAGACCCATTACATCAGCTAATTTATTGCGCTGATCCATAGTCAAATCAAGATTAGATACTAAATTACCTAAGAATTGCGGTTGGTTTTTAGCTGTTCCCCAACCTTGTACGTTCATCGATGCAGTTTGATTAGAAGCAATAGGGAACGTACCAGTAGTTGTTTGCGGAGTAAAAATTGGAGACCGCTCATGCTGAGCATACAACCCAACATTGTTAGGAGTATCTTTTGTGTACCCAGTTATTGCGTGTAAAAAATCAGCATTAGTAAATCGACCAAGTGGTTTAGCAGCATCCTCTGATGTAGATCCATTATCTAATTGATTCTGAAACAATCTAGCTGTTGCGTCGTACTGTGCTTCATCTTCAGGCGTTTTAATACCTTTAGGGGACAACATATCTTTTAATGTAGTCCCAAGTCGAATTTTACTTCCTAGCAATTTTGCGTCATCAGGATTCAACATTCCGTCAGCAACTTGCTTCATTGCGTCTTTAGCTTCAGGAAGATTAAAAATACCTTGACCATTTAACTGACTTAAGGTAACGCCGGTTAAATATTTTCCCGCAGGAGATTCTTTAAATCGCTCAAAAGATGCCTCTGCGTCATCAATGCCGCTGACTTGATACTGCTTGCCTTGTTTTGCAGCTCCTTCAACTAAACCTAAAGTTGCTGCAGCAATTTTATTCCCTTTACCAGCTTCGGTCCTTAATTCAGCTATATGGTTTTTTACAAACTCCCATGTTGTTCTTTGAGCAACAGATTCTTTGCGACCTGCTGGGCTTGCATAATATTCATTAATTTTTTTACGTTTTAAAAACGCATCCATATCAGTCTCACCAAGCGCAGCCATTTCTGCGTGGGTAGACATAGCTTGCAATTGTGGGCGATATGTATTTGGATCGTCTCCGGGTTTAACCCTAGACACTTCTTGAGCGTGTGCAAATGCAGTGCCCATTAAGTTTGGGTCACCAGATCGTGTCCTATTAATGACGTGCATTAACGCAGAGTCGTATTCGTGATGTAAACCACGACCACTAACCCTACCTGCTTGGGACCTCATCTCATCGGATACATGGCTTTGAAAAGCTTGGTCAATAAAATTGGTAAATGACGTTTCCGGGACTGGTTGTACTGGTTTTATTTTTGAAAATTCAACAACCTTAGCAGCTGTGTCTGCAGTAGGTGTAGATGCCATAAAGTCTCGAAATCCAACTGGGTCATCTACTACATCAACTCCGTACTGATCTTTTACGCGCTGTTGAAATGGAGATTTCTGAGAACCTTCTTTTCGTTTTAATGTGAGCCATTCATTTGCAACAATAGATGGGCTACGTCCAGCTCCTCGTTTAGATATGTAATCTTCTAATTCTGTTACCTGTTGTTGAACAACATCTTGATCGCTACTCCAAGCATCAGGTTTAAATTCATGGAATTGATATCCGCTTTTGGGAGCCATCCATGTTGGGACACGTGGGCCTTCTACAACAGGTGTTGGCGCACCAAAAAGTGAGTCAAACAAATCCATATCATCATCGTTTACACCAGTTGGATTAGATGGATTTGGAGATGTTGTAGGAATTAATGCGGATGTCAATGCCGATGCCATTTATTTATCTCCCTCGATTAGCCTTGTAAACCATAGTTGCTTGCTTTGTTTTAGCTGCACTAGGCTTTGCAACTAATCCTTTTTTACCTGCGTGTTCTCTAGCTTCAGCTCGCTGCATCATTGCAATAGATGGATTAGAAGGCAAGTTGTGCTCTTTTCGTTCCATTGCACTTAATTTTTCACCAGACGAGATTTTACTGCCGTGTTCCTTAGATTCAATTTTCAACAAGTTTCTATATGACAATGTATTCATGTGCTTCCTCATTGACCCCATCATTAGCGTTTACTTCCTTGTGCAGCATTATTACCAGCTCTAACAACACCGCCTAGTGTTTGCGGTTTGCGATTATCTTCTGGGTATGCACCCAGTGTATCTAATAATTTACTTCTCTCCGAACTTGTCAAGTTGTTGTTAGCATCCTTGATTGCAGCCTGCTCTTTTAAGAACATCTTTTTACGTTGCAAATATTGTGACGGATCAACAAGAGAGTCAATTGTATTAATCCGTTTAATATAGTTAGTCAAAACGGAATTAGGTTTGCGTGTTTGAACTTCTGGCGTTGATACTTTTGGCGATGCTGTTTTTGCAGGATCAACTGGTTCTAATGGCTCATTTAAAGGTGATTCTAAAATTGCGTTTGTGGAGATTTTTCTTGTAGTAAGAGGTTTAGTTACACCTGAAACAGATTGATCAGCAGTACCTTTAATTTGTGGATTAGCGTTGGATTTAATTTCCGCTTTCTGCTCAGCCGGTTTAACCTGACTTCGCACTTGCTGAGTTAATGCTGGCATTGATGTTTGTACTGTTTTTGTTGGTGCTTGTGGTTTTGCAGGATTTGCTCCAGTATTACCAGACTGATCTTTTACAATACTGCCTGTCATTTTAGGTTTTTTAATAGGTAGTGACGGTTGGCGGATACCAGTTTCAACTGATTGCTGCATCTGAATTGGCGATGTCACCCTTGATTTAGCTGTTATGTTAGAACCAGATACTGTAGCAACTGGTTTAGTAGTTGAAATTTTAGACGAATCTATTTTCTGCTGCGCATTTTTTAAAACAAATGACTCTTCTTTAGCAGGTTGCACCGTAGGTTTCATTAAACTGCTTTGAACTGACTCAATCTTAGAGTCAGCGTAATCAGATGCAGATATTGCATCTTTAGGTGTCATTCTGTTTTTTACTTTTTGATACTCAATGCCATTTTTAATTTCTTCAATAGCGCCTAGTTTTTGTTCAGGAGAATCACTTGAATTAACTATATTGTCTATTTTTTGTTTGTAAGCTCTTGATCCAACTTCAGACCAACCTAAGAATTTTGATGGGTCTTGTGATCCATGCACTGGGTCATTAAAATTAAATGATTCTACGTGCGTAAACCATGCTTTAGAATCAGCTGTGGCTGGTTTTGTAGTAGGTATAACTGGGCTTTTTTTAGACGCTGCAAGTATCTTGTCTCGTAGCGCATTTCCTTCCTTCTTACTTGTAATAGACCTAGACGGAAGGTTTCCATTTCCTTTTGGAAGTATGTTTGCAATAGCGACTTTTACTGGTGCTTTACCCTTGTTACTTAAATCATTCCTATATGCTTGTGGCGGAGAATGATCAGTAGGAATTTGATAAGACGCAGGAAATACATATACAGTGTGCGCCTTTTTCCCCCAAGATAAAGCTTTCTTTTCAGCTTCTGGGTTATGTGCTGTTCCAGCTGCATTTACTCCGCCAAATGCTAAGTCAATGCGGTTCCCACGTATTGCCCCACCGTGATCTTTAGCTATACCCCAACCGTACCCCGGTACAAAAATCTTACTACCTAAAGGAACATTTGACGGAACAGCAATGTCACCAATGCTGACACGGTCACCAACAGCCGTAGTTGGGCCGCCTTCCATCATGTACTTCCTGCGCAATGCTGGTGTTTTTGCAGATGACGCTTTTGGTGTACCAAAGTAACCTGTCGATACAACGCGCCATCGTCTTCCGGTAGTTGGTTTAGCCATAGTTACATTCCGTACTACTTACAATTCCATGCTCTAAGCGACTTATTAATTCTGCTATTTGGGTCATTAGCTGTCTTACTAGATGTGTTTTTTGCCTTCATTCCAGACATACGTGCACAAAAAGAAGCTCGCCTTCCAGCATCAGCTTTAGTCTTTGGATTAGGGGCAGGAGGCTTTAAATTGGAGCCTGTTGTTCTGTTGTAATGCGCACGTCCAGCTGCATTTAAGCCACCAGATGGATTTTGATATTTTTTGATAACGCCCATAATACACCTCAGTATTCATCATACTATAAGCATCACATCATTAACATTACTTACGGGTTAAATTAAATCTTATTGATTAATCTGCAAACGGATCATCAATATCGTCTACCTGTAGTTTTCCGGCTGGTTTAGGGTTTGGAGCTACTGAATCCTGCTCTTTACGTGAATCCAGTAAGTTCCATCCGTCAACAAGCACTTTAACTGACTGCTGCTTTACGCCATCCTTGTTTATGTAATTATCTAATTGAATCTTGCCTGTAATAGCAATTAAGCGACCCTTTTGAGCATATGTACCAAGCGCGTCGCCAGTTTGACCAAAAGCCGTACAGCTGAAAAAATCAGTCTCCTTCTCTCGGCCTTTACGATCCACAGCAATACGAATACTACAAACAGACTTTCCATTAGGCGTGGATCTTGTTTCTGGGTCAGCAACTAGCCTTCCGATTAATGTAACATGATTAAGCACAGTGTTCCTCCAGTGCTAATTATACCGTAAGTAATAGGAGGTTATTAGTGAATCTGTTAAAACTATTGTTTAAGTATTTACTGTTAGTGCTTTCTGATAAAGTTTTAGTTAAAATGTGGGTATTCATCTCAATGGAGTTGAAAAAAAGGAAGAGTGTTAAAAATGCCACCTAGTCAAATGCCAGAATTATCTGGAATGGTCCGTGCCGGTAATGAGCCACAGCAGATGCCACCGCAAGAAGGTGGTGGGCAGGGTGGCGGTAATCCGCTTGAGCAGATCGTAGAAATGGTTAAGCAGGGCGATATTAAAGGCGCAATGGAAGGCTTAACTCAACTGTATCAATCAGGCGCAATTAAGTCTGAAGATGAATTTAAACAGATGCAAGTCCAGCTTGTGCAGCTCTACAAGCAGATGCACGGCGGTGGCGGTGGCGGTGAACAAGGCGGAATGTCTCCACAGGGACAAGGCGGTATGCCACCGGGCGCAATGGGAGGTATGTAATGGCAGCTGAAGTTAAAAAAGGCATGTATTCAGGCATGAAAAAAGGCATGAAAAAGGGCATGTATAAAGGTGATGATATGGATCACAACGGAGAAAAGATGTGTACTCACTGCAAAAAACCAGCAAGTAAGTGTACCTGTTAAACAAATAACGAGGGAGTTTTTAAAGCTCCCTCGTTATCTTTTGGTAGTTGTTGTCCCTGTTTGATATTGTTTCAGGGTGCCTGATTATAGCTGTTTTTGAGTTACAAGTCTAGCTTTTCTGCACTCTGGGCATGCACAAAGCTCACTTTTTTTAACTTCATAAAGTTTAACCCCAAGGCTCTCTATAGTGTTATTACAGAGATCTTTATCCTTTGTTAACTCATAAACTAAGTACCAAATAGCTTTTAATAAGTCTTGTTGCGTAGAATTACTGTCTTTTCTTCCGCGTCGTTGAATGTATTTCAATACATTAAACAAAGGTCCTGATAAATTCCAATCAGTAGCTACGTCTACTGTTTGATATTTATTCCTATAGTGTTCAAAATGCATTAATAATCACCAGTGCTTCCAAATCCACCGTCTTTACGTTGTGTTGGAATCTCAAATAAAACATCATCTGCAACAGCAACAATGTCAGGAAGTACTACTGGAGCAATTACTAATTGCGCAATAGCCATACCTTTTAAAATAACCCTATTGTCTTGACTGCCGTTATATAGCAATACAAGAATTTCCCCTTGATAGTCCTGATCAATAGTTCCGGGGCAGTTTTGTACCCATATGGATTGCTTATACGCTAATCCAGAACGAGATCGGACTTGCGCTTCATAACCTTCCGGGATTTTAACCTTCCATCCAGTGTTTATAAGTGCATTACAGCCGGGTTTGATTGTAATTGGCCTAGCGTTGTACGCTTTAAGATCTACACCTGAAGACGCTGGTGTCTTGCGGACAGGAAGAAAGGTGCGATAATCGTCTTCTGGCTTACCGCACCATTCAACCTCTAGCTTCACGATACGGATTCCAACGCCATTTTCACAAAACTAATAACAAACTTGCTAGGTACCTTGATTTCTACGTCTGTAGCTGCGTCACACATCCACTTGGCTACAGTAACAACGTTACCTTTGACTAGTTCTGTGCCATTCATCGTTACAGTAAACAAGATGTTGTTGTTTTCTGTAAAATCCAACGATTGCGTTACGGAAATATTACATCCGGGTCCGGGTTTAAGTAGGTTCATGTCTTTCAGTATACCGTAAGTAATACTCTTCTATTGCACGTTGTTGTAATTCTATAAAAAATCTGCATGGAACCTTTACTCCATGCATCATTTTTAAATAAATTACCGTACAAGCCGTTCCGATGTCCGGACTGTTGATTTTGTGGCCATGTAGCGTAATTTCAAACGCTCCCGAAGGCAATTCTTCAACACGAATATCAGAATCAACGCCTATATCAATCAACAACGTCATGATTCAGACCCTAAATGGTATTTTTCAAAGGCTGTTGTTGTAACAGGAAGCACTTCTTTTAGTACATTCCAGCAATCTGTAGCGACTAAGCGATGCTCTTCCTGTGTGTGCTTATCCATGCGGACACGGCAGTAGTGCATCCAGTCACGCACAGTGCCTTTCATGTAGAGGCGTGTGCCTACACACAAAGGCAATACCATGCGAGCTGACTCTAAGGCTACCCCTGACTGCACAAGATCGTTATATGCGCGTATAGCAACAAGAACTGGAGCAAGTGCTTTGTTGTTCATTTGGAATTGTGTTTCCTCATCTTCAAATGGGACGCTCCCCTGTCTGTTAGTGCTGCCTTTGCGACGCATAACAGGCAGGTCCATCTCAATCTTGCTAGGATCAGAATACCGTTGACTGAATTCTTGGAAGCGAAAGCTTCTATGGCGCAATATTTGTGCGGATACAGCCCTAGACGTATAAATTTCCATGGTTACGTCAACCATTTCAAATACAGACCAATGGCCTTCTTTCATGCAGTAGTTGAGTAATCGTTCGTAATTAGGGTTATTTTCGTTGTCGGATGATACACGAGCTAGGTGAATCATAAATTCTTCTGCGTCTGGTTGAATATACTTAAGTGTAGCTGCCATTTATCTACCATTTATCTGCACATTGGTGCTCCAGACGGGACTCGAACCCGTACACCTTGCGATAACAGATTTTAAGTCTGTCGTGTCTACCATTCCACCACCGGAGCCTTGTCATATTATACCGTAGGTAAGTATGGTATTATGTGTGTGCAACGCGATGAAAACTTAAAAAGTCCACCCATCATGCCGATATGACATTTAGGTCGAGCGAAGTAAAAAGCCCCTTCACAGAGGGGCTTTTTTTATTCAACAACTGGTACTGCTGTAATCCGTTTTCGGTTTATCGGTGGCTTAGCCCAAGCTAGTTGTTTATTTCCACCAGAATATGGGACAGCGTGTCCGTCTCGCACTAGTTGCTCGTTTAGTGTGCAAGGTGACTTGTCAGTGCGTACGTTGACCAACCTGCGACCATACTTGTCTGCCTTAGCTTCTACTTGGATTGAGAACTTTTCGAGCTTGGCTGCTGCGTCATCAAACCAGAACTTGGCTTCAAGGATGCATTCTTTGCCTTCTGCCGTAGTCTTCTCAGGCGTATCAATTCCATGCAGCCTACAGTGCTGATCAGCAAGCCATATCCCAAAACCAAGATCGATATCGCAGACGAAAGTATCTCCGTCAATGACACGTTTGTATTTGATTCCATATTCGTACATGTTGTTAGTATAGCAACAAAAAAGACCAGCGTGGCTGACTGGTCTTTTCTGTTTGCAGAGTTAGTATATGTCGGGACAGAAGAGGAGGTTTCTGTTCTTTCTATACAGCTCACCTCTCGGTGGCAACTCTACTCTATCATAACGCTACGCCCTGTGGCAGAAAGATGAGAAAGGTCCACAAGGCATAACGTCATCCCCGGTGCGTTTACATGCATGAGGGAACTCCTACTGCTGGGATCGAACCAGCGACCATTCGGTTAACAGCCGAACGCTCTTCCGCTGAGCTAAGTAGGAAGGTCTGTACTACTGACGGATTCCAACCGTCTTGGGGCGAGATGCGAATTACAGAGCTGACCCCAAACTGCCGCCGGGTCACAGGTATGGCCTTTGCAGAGGTAGCGAGTAGTACATACCGTAAGTATATCAGGTTATATGGATGTTATAGGAGGTTAGAGAGTATCTTCTCCGTGAGGAGATATAGAGGAGAGAGGAGAGAGAATATAGCTGTTGGAGTCCCAATGACTGGTGGAGCACCCCGGCAGGGGCTTGCCATGCCACCACCACACCCACCCCCACCCATCCACCTGATAACCACCGCTAAACCCCGCCACTTTATATGGCATACCGACCACCCGGTCTGGTATGTAACACACACGATACCCTATCGGATATGTGACGTACGGTATCATTACGACACACATACTCTCTAACACACTAAGGATGGTAAACACTATGACACACGCTGAACTCAAAACGACCCTCGCCAACATCACCGCTAAGGCTCCTGCATTGACATCGACCGTACAACGGGTCGCGATGTTCATCACGCCTAGCGCATCGAACCTGTTCGCTCAGACACAGGTCAAGTCAATCATCACTGCTGCTGCTATTGAACAGACCACGGGCAGAATGGACGCTGAAACCTTCATGTTCATTGCAGAATCCTTGAAGGATTTCAAGTCTGTGACTTGGGTGGATGCATCACCTGTGAAGGTTGCCGACCCGGTAGCCGATACGGTGAAGATGGCTTTGGACTACGCTGGTCTGAAGCGGTTCTAACCCCAATGACCACACTCGGTACACAATACCGGGTGTGGTCTCCCAAAAAAAATCCAAAATTTTTAACCACACAAGAAGAGGTTGAGTTATGTCCTTTGCTACACACACCCCACGCACACAGAGTATTGTAGTCCCCCGTCTTATCGCGACGTGGACTATCACAGAGCTTTGGTCTAACGAGACCTCTATTGTCAACGAGTACCACAACGACCATGATGCAGACCTCATCTGCCGGTTGTTCTTTGCTTGTAATGAAATTATGAAGACTACGCATAACGGTGAGCTTCATGCTACGGATCTTGTCCACATGACTCGCCAGTGGACACATGACAGCTTTGCGGCTGGTTGCGCCACATACACACGAACAGAGGTAACAGAATAATGTTAGACGCAGACATCACAACCCCTTCCGGTATCCGTATACAGATTGTCTACTCGCAAGGGTTTCATACAATCACTCTTTCGCTTGGTCAATCACGGTTGAGCAGTAAGAGTTCCAATTGGTACACAGTGAAGGACTTTATGAAGGCAGCTACTGAGATGGCTGTTTTCCTCACCTGTAACAAGGTCCCACGTGACTTTACTGACACACTGCATATGCTGGAAGGAATGCGTTAATGAGACTGCATAAAAGCGATATCGAGTTCATCAAGAATGGGCTTACCGCTATCATCATCGTCGCTGGTTTGTTGTTCATGTATTGGGGGCTTTCGCAGCTCCCAATGCACCACTATGGAGGAGTCAAGTAATGGATCATATGCAACGCACACGCTATCGTGACGGAGTTTGGGTCGTGGCTACACAAGTCAAGACCCCACGCCGTCCAATCAATGAGGCACGACGCGCCATGTACAAAGCAATGGCTGATCGCCCACTGACAAAGGATGACCTTTGGCTGATTGATGACAGTGATGGATACGTTGATGTGTCCTTCGGGTCAATCGACAATCAGTTGTTGCGGAAGATGAGAGGAGGCAAGTAATGACACAAGAGAAGACAGCCGATGAACAATGGAGGGAGCAATTATATGCTCGCCAAGACCACCTTGAGCTTGTACGCAAGCGTCGGTGGGAATGGATGCGTAGCATTAACATTGATACTTCACTTCAACTTGCAGCATTAGCCATATCCCGTGCTGAGATGCGCGACTTGGTACAACTCGCAATCGCCAATGGAGTCATCAACAAGGGTGGACACTGCCCTAGTGGAACCACTGTGTCTTACGAGGGCACTGCTACATTCATTGCCTACGGCATTGAGTGGACTGCCACCGGGCATAAAACACGCGGACGCTGGGATGAAAACATGTGGCTCGTTGGAGCTGATGGCAACATCACCATTGAGGGAGGCGGACGCAAGTACGTCATCGCACAAATCCCTGAGTTCGTTGACGGATGGTGGGAATACCTCGTTGAAGGCGAGGAAGGTTTGATTGGTGCGATTTAAACTGGAGGGGAGGAGGGCTTAGGCTTTCCTCTCCTCCTTTTTTTTGTCGCAAATTATAGAGGTACACAAATGTTCAAACAAATAAAACTCGCACTCGGCACAGCCATCTTTAAACAGACTGAAAAAGTCATTGCACGATCATACGTGCGTCAATGTGAGAAACTCGCTGATGGTGACGAAATGAAGTTCAACGACTATCTCAAACCATCCATGCTCCCCATCTGTTTATTCACTTCTATTACAGAAGAAAAAGATAACACTGTTCTTGACGGTGAGTTTGTCTGCGTCCGCAATGAATTCGATGAAGAATGGGTGCTGACGTTTGATGATTATGTTCATGCCAATGAAATGGCAGAGCAATACCTTGAGATCGCCGGTCACAAGGTAGAGGCACGGAAAACACCTGCCCCTTACATCTTTACACACAGCGCACCAATTATGGGTGCATTAATGTGCAAAACAGACGGAATAGTGGTTGAGACACCAAGCACTGTGTATCGCGCTATTTACAAAGACATTGTAACCAGTGAGCGATTCAAGAAAGCACGAGCGAATGAGTTGAAGAAGAGAATGGAGAAAGAGAATGGATCTTAATTGCTTCATGGCACTGAAAGATGTGCTACAAGCAACCAATGAAGACATCGAAGCCATGCAACCAATGGGTTTTGACATCGACATTACAAAACGTAAGTACACTGAGTTGCCCATCAAAGAGTTTTACTTTGATGCTGGACACTTCATGCGTCTTGCACGTGACCCTGCGTTTAGAGGTTACATGATTGCGCCAACAACGTGCAATGAGCCAAACTGCCCAATGTACAACGGTGGCAAATGGTTGTTCTCATTCCATATGCATGGCGAACCATACAAGCGTGAGTGGACATTTGTGTCTAATAAGCATATGGTTGACACCATGTGTGGTGACCACAGCTGGTTGCATCTGCGACTAAGCTAATTGATATGGGGAGAGTTAATTCTCTCCCCAAAGGAGAAAAAATGGCAAAGATTAATGGTAGTTTTAATTTGCATGCAGAGTTTATGGCTCTTATGACAAAACCAACAGAGTACGACTGGAAGTCTGTACCTATTACACTGACTAACACTGAGTTCTACGTTGATAACATCGACATCAACATGGACGCAGAGGGAATGTACAACGTGACTCGTGCTGACCATTATGGTACTGAAATTAGCAACAAGTACATCTGTGAAGTGTTTGTCAAATTTACAGCTGAAACTCGCGCTCGTACCACCAAACCAGAAGCAACTTCTTTCACAAAGAGGTCATTCCCAGATTTGTTGGAGATTATTGACGAGGCCTTATTCCCTCAGAAATGGACAATCCAACAAGTATCAAACCTAACAATAGAAGGTAAACAAATTGAAGAAAACAATTGACACAAATAAGTTGAGTGCTGCGCAGATCAAGGCCATGATTCGTCATGGCATTCTTGACAAGGCAGAAGTTCAAGCAGAGATGCTTGACACCACAACAATGGATGCTATGCAGTTCATACATCGACACTGCACCAACGATGAGTTGGCTTCCATGGCTGGCATCAAGACAGCAACGTGGGTTTGGAATATGGGCGCAGGTAACCTTGCCAAAATGTACAAACTTATCGTTGATCGCATGCAAATTACACAGAGTGAGTTACTTGTAATTCAATCTGCAGCCCATGTTTTGCACCGCATTCAACTGCGCAAACCAGACGAAGGGTAGGGTGTAAATTTTACTAGGGTAGTAAAAATTACTAGGGTGAGGGTAGTAAAAGTTACTACCCTCATTACATTGAACAAACATTACATTAACAATAAGATGGAGCATCCAATGACAAGAACACAAGCACTTGAAGCACTGCGCGTTTACAGCGAATGGACATACGACACAACCATGGAGCTGTGGCCAAAATCAACAAAAGACAACTACATCGAGGTCATCATGCAAGGCCTCAATAAACTTGATGACAACGTCATCATTAACATCGGTAAAGATGCAATGCGCCGTATGGAAAATCCTGTCGGCATGCTTGTAGAGCAATTGAGGGAGATGCAACGTGCTTAACGTAGGCGATCGAGTCAGAAACGTACGCCGCCCCGATGTTATCGGGGTGGTTGTTTCTTTAGAAGCTAAAAACAATAAATGGTGTACACGGCCACAAGACTTTAGAGTTATTGTGCGTTACCCACGCTTGACACTTACATCAAACGGTAAATGGAAAGGAGGAGAACTAGACGAGTTACCAGTAGACCTTCTCCACACAGGAGAAAAAATACCAGAAGCTTTTCAAACCTTTAAGCGTAACAGCGGAAAAGAAGGTGGAGTTATTTCCCGAATTGGCAATTGGGATAAAAAGAGAAGAGACAACACATGATTATTACAATATGTATCTGCATCGTAATAGCATCCATCCTGTTTTTAGCAGGATGGTTTTTTAATGCAATTGAAGTTGCACAGAAAGAAATAGACAACAAAGATGAATAAGCAAATTATTAATGCCAGCGAGCTGGCTCGTAAAGTAATTCAAACATACGAAAAAGCTTCAAACGAATTAATTACAGGCGTTGAGTTTCATAACAGCGAAAATGGTCGCACTAAACATCGAGTTGTTATTAATGGGACGCTTGAAGCACGACTAAGCATGCACCATGAACGCATGGCTGCATTTGTATTCACTATCAACATAATGATTCACGATGGACGTTGGAAGTTATATACAACAGGTTATCTTGATGAGATCAATGTTCTGTATACAAGTGATGACACCGAAATGCAGTACACGTTCATGCAACTGCGTGAATGGATGAGTGATTTTGTTGAGACTGTGTATCAGCTTAAAGCAGCTGAAGTACACGGAATCGTAATCGTTCCTTAGTTACATGTGAGGGATGCGTCTCACTGACAACGCATGAAAGAGAAACACAATGACAGATCTTACACACTATCGCCGACTTATCCTTAACTTTGCTTACAACCACATCCATCCCGGTGGTGGTTTTGAAGGCTTAATTAAGTTGCGTCCCGGCTTTCAACATAAACTTGATCGAGCTGCTCGTGAAAACTTAGCTGAGTTGTTAGATTTTGCTGAAGCACACGTGCCTCACGATACACGCAATGCAGCTGGATTTGATGACTGGCTTGGATTCGAGCCAACACAACGTGAGCGCGAACTATTCGACAAATGGATATCAGCAATCACCCCCATGCCACGACCTACTGGATGGGAGGAGGTAGACACAAGTGCCTAGGTATACCTATCACAATCAACAGTATGACTTTCAAGGCCAAGCAATTGGCCTTCCTGATGTTTATACAAATGCATGGGCTGCACAAAAAATTGCTGGACTTCATGTTTACTGTGATCCAACAATTATGCATATAAGAATCTCGCGATGTTTAGAGCATACGTATGAGTTTAAACCATACGGAATCGTTTACATGAACATCGTGACTGATAAACCAATCACTAGTAGAAGGAAAGTGTTTTAAATGAAATGCGACTGGGATGTAGTAATGGGTTCCTTAGTTCTTGAAGAACTACTCGAAGAAAACTTGATAACTAAAGATCATTACAACCATATGTGGGAAATCTTTAAAGATAAACAAGACGATGTCAACTGGGTTTTACTTGACATGTCTGAAGTGTTACTGAACCTTGAGCAAGATGATTGCAATAACATCATTACCTACCTAACAAAAGAGTGTAACCTCAAGAGTTTCACTGAAGCTAAGATCGCTATCTAATGTTTGTGTGAGGGGTGCGTCTCACTAACAACGCACAGAAAGAAACATAATCATGTCTATCGAATTGTACACAAAGTATTTCCGCGAAGCTCTTCTCGCTGTTCCTGCTAAAGTAGCAGACGGCACACTGTACTCGTATGGTGGCTACCATACAACATCACATACAGAGACTGTTGAACTCAACGGGCATCACATATCAATGGAGTACAAGCTGCGTATGGACGTAGCTAATGGTGAAGAGAAGACTCTTCATCCTATTCCTCTTGTTCAAATTGAAGTGACTATGACATTGCGTCCTGACAAGGATAGCCGTGAAACATCGTCATTTATGAATAAGATCATCAAGGTTCAGCTTAACAGCGAGACTCTTGAAGAGCAGATTGATGAGGCAATCCAGACACTGGAAAGAGTCATCATTGATGTCAAGTTGCCGATTATTGCCTTTGACTTCTGGAAGTATGTGGCTACTGCAATGCCAGACTTTGAAGGTCAGGTGAGGAAGACTTGTGTTCGTAACCACCAGAGATTGACCCTCAAGGATTAATCAAATGTGAGGGGTGCGTCTCACTAACAACGCACAGAAAGAGAACACAATGTATCGACAATGGTATGAGCGCAGAATCAAACTTAATGATGGATATGAAATACATATTAATTGCAAACAACTCGTTAGTTATGATGATAACGAAAAGTTGTTTGAATGCGCATTAATCACACCAGATGAACATATAGATATGGATTCAATAACATACAATTTAGACTTTCATCAGGTTGCAGAGTACATCAACAAAGCTAAGGAAAAACATAATGACAGCAGGAACAGCTGAATATATTAAGCATCACGTATATCGTGATTGCCCAAACTACTCATTTCCGCCATGCAAGTATGGACACACCATGTGTTCATGCACGAATCTAGAAGGTGGTCCATGTTCTGATGAGTTAGAAGCAGAGAATGACCAACGAGTTGATGTGTTTTATGCAGCTCGTATCATTGATGCTATTCAAGTAGAAAACAACAAACTGTACGAATTAGAAACAAAGGAATATTACGATGGAGAATAAAAAGATTTGCTTAATAAGTGTTGAAATGTTTAATGCGCCCGGAATGCTCCGCTGGGCGCGTCATTTTTATCGCATGAATAATTGTTCTGCACAAGACAGAAAGTATTTTATGGGTGTAATGGTGGCATGGGTAGGCAAAAAGAAACTAGCAAAGTATTGCCTTGAGTGCCCCGATACTCTTATTGAGTGGGAAGAAGATCGTGTAACTATTACAGTAGACGAGGACTTTATTGCTAATGGCAACAAAGACCACAGCAAAATAACAATAGAGGTAACAATATGAAAGCAGCAAACCCAATAACGTACAAGTTTGAATATTGGTCAACATTCCAAGACTCAACACCGAACAGATTAGTCAGGTCTTACTTTCACACGTATCGTAATCCGCCTAGCCTAATCAAGGTTAGGCGACAACTCAACAGTGACATTGGGTGTACTCGCTTACGTCAAGGCATTGAACAGTCATACGATGGCAATCAATACCGTGTATTCAGTGAGCGACACTGCATGGTTGGCTTTGCATATATAGCAACGAAGAATGATGTCAAAATATGAATGACAGAATAATGATAGAAGCATGGGACGAGATCATGGCTGATTCACAAGAAGCTGAAGAGTGCATCGTCTCTATGTATAGCGTCGAGAGTTATTACGGTGGCCCAGAGGAAGGAGGTTGGTGGGGCAACCTGTTTATTCTTAGAAAATATGTTCGATGTAGTAATAGAGATGCAGCTGAAAAACTACAAAAGAAACTACAGGAACGATGCGAGGAGTTAAACAAAGAGGAACAACAACGAGATAGCGAAGACTGTTTGCATCACTGCGAACGTGCTTGGTCACGAGGTGAGGATGTAGATGACTACGGATATGACGGACCAAGTACATACCATGTACTCATTGAAAAGTTTCCCGGACAAAATCAACAAACAGAACGATCACACTACGAATAAGGAGAATGATTATGTATTACGATTGGGATGAAGACGATATACCACATGATGAAGACGAGCTGATTGAACAGATGTTTGAAGACCCTCATGGTGTTTCAGCATTGCGCAGAGCAACAGCAAGTAACCCACGCAATCTGCCGTGCCCGACATGTGAGGAACCTAACAGGCTTACACCAATGGATGTATGGAAAGGATATCAATGCGACGCATGCGCTAATCAAGCAGAACGAGGCTGGTAATGCCACTAAAAAAACTGACACCTGAACAAACAGCGTCAATACGACATCAAGCAAACAATGGCGTAAGTGTAATTGCACTTGCTACTAAATACAAAGTGTCTCAACAACACATATACAGAATTAAAAGTAATCAACGACGAGACAGAAAAACAAAACAAATGAGTACATACAACGGCTGGACAAATTACGCAACATGGTTATTTTACTTACATCACAGTGAGGACATATACAACTGGTGGCATGAACACTCTGAACATGAGCGTCAAAATCACGCACTTGAACACATCAAAGAGTACTTTGAGGAAATGTACAGTGAGCTGATTGATGGCATTGCTAACACATATCTTACAGATGTCATTCTTGGTGAACTCCGTGACGTTGATTGGAGAGACATACTTAAAACAGTAACAGAAAATAACAACACAACTGACGCTAATTGGACAGAAGAAGGCGCAATAACAAACTACTTAGATCACGTAGCAGAAAACAAAGATAAAGAAAGAAACTAATGACCGCACAACAATACCTCGCTAAGTTCGGGCTGGATGCAAATCCAGCCCTTTTTACTAACGTACACAATGGCAAACACATGAAGCCAAAGTACAACTCTTATTGCATATACGATGGAGTTAGTCAACTAGATCGTCGATCTCGCATCATATGCGTCATGTCTAACTGCCAGACTAACAACGAGGAATGGAACATCAAAACTGGTGACATGATTCAGACCTACATCATTATGCGTGACGTGCATCCACAAGTTGCCATTGATCAACGACTTGACGGTTGCATCTGTGGCAACTGTACCCACCGCAAGCGACGCAAACGTCACACGCGCACTGCTAAAGTCAAAGATGTGCGTACGTGTTATGTCAATATCGGCAAAGGCACATCAGCCGTATGGGAATCATTCCAGCGAGGCAATATACCTGTTATCTCTAGCACTGTTGCAGCTACCATTCAGTTAGTCGCTGGCAAGAAGCTACGCATGGGTACATACGGTGACCCAGTAGCCGTACCATTCCCTATCTGGAGTGACATGCTACGCTATTCACTTGGTCACACAGGTTACACACACCAGTGGCGTATGCCGATAGCAAAGCCATTTCGTGGTGTACTTCAAGCATCATGTGACTCATACATCGATCGATGGGAAGCCAAAGAAGCTGGCTGGGGTACATTCCTAGTCCGTCCACATGACGGCTACGTTGACAAACGTCACACTGCTTATGCTCGTGGTTGCAAGCAGTGCCCAAGTGATCCATTCATTAACGAGATGCGAGCAATGCGCAATATGCTGAAAATGCATACTACGTGCGACACTTGCCCTGCATCTTTACGTTGTGATGGCGATAGCGATATTGTCATCCGTGCCCACGGCTCAGCTGCGCTGTGGGTTTAATTAAACACAAGGTAAATAAACATGTTTTATTCAATAGCAGACTACGACGAATGGTCATCTGACCACTGGGACGGACAAGGGCACTACACCAAAGATGGTGAGTGCCTTTCACCAGCTTGTGGTGCATACTTTATGGCTGCGCTTGGTAAACGCATTTTCAAATCTATTGACGTGCGTTACACAGATGCAGCAATACGTCGTTTCATTAGCGAAGAAGAGGCGCAAGGAGACGTAAAAGTTACTGATGATGAAATCACAAATTTCATTGCCTTAGTGCAGTCCGTGTACCACGAACGCACCATAGAAGAATTTAACGAAGCTATGTGGGAATACATCTGTGACTCTACATACAGCGAGTGGAATGACATATTTAGTGCGCATGACTTAGGTTATGTTTGCAAGTTAGAAGAACCAGAAGGGTGGCCAGTGCCATGACAGTAAAAGAGATTGATCAAGATCAAGAGAATTTTGAGAACGAGTTGCGATGGCTGCGGGAGAAATACCCGCAGTTTTATATTGAAGTATGGGGGCCATACGATTTTGCATTGCAACTTAATCATGATGGATACCCGACTGGAGACGAGCTTGCACAGGCTGCAGCAGACAACTGGGATAAATGGGTGGGTGTAGTCGAAGTGTTACACGACACATTTGATGCTCATATTGGTACAAACTGGGATCGACTTACAGAAGCAATAAAGGAGATTAATAGAGATGATAGATAATTACACATTCGAGCACATGACGCTCACTGTTCAATCCATCAATACAGAATGGTGGTTTGAGATGATGATGGACATGATTCAGTACAGCGACTGGGTCAAGAATGTACGAGTAGTTGAGCACACAGACACAAGATGGGTGCTAGAGATTATTGATGATGAGTGCGAACCACATCTCATATCAGACCTAAATCTGTTGGAACACCTGCGTAAATGCTGGTCAATTGGTGATCGTACGTTTCTAGAGCCACAAAATGTTGATTACGACATCATTGACTGCATTGTGCAGGAGTTATGTTTTGGTGAATTAGTTTACGGATAAGGAGTAACATAATGCCTAATTGGTGCGATAACACATTAACAGTATCTGGTGACAATCCAGAAGACGTAAAGAAATGGGTAGCAGAAAACACAAGTAAGGATAAACACGACCGCAACTGCGTTGACTTCAATGGGTCAGTGCCAATGCCAGATGAGGAAGACGGCAACAATTGGTACACATGGTCTATGCAGAACTGGGGCACCAAATGGAATGCTTGCTACTGCGATGAGTTAATCTGCGAAGATAACGAAGCACGTTATAACTTTGACACTGCATGGGGACCACCCGGTGCATGGTTCATAACTATGAGTGCCAAGTACCCAAAGCTAAACTTTGTCATGCACTACTCAGAACCGGGCATGTGCTTTGCTGGCACTATGTCTAGGCAAGACGGTTACTTTGATGATGTATACCGTCAAGACACAGACCTTACGGACGATGACAAAGAAGCAATGGGTTACACACCATGCGAAGCGTGTAATGGATGGGAAGAAGAATGCATGTGTGATTAATTACTTACGGTATAATTACATGGGTATTTACTTTGTGGAGCGTAGAATCCATTTTGCGCTCCACAAATTTTTTTTACAAAGGAGAATTATGTTAGGTGATATCAATACAGTCATTAATCTAATGGCTGAAACAAGCGAATTTAAAAATGGTTGGGATAAATTAGAGGTCACTGTAGGGCCAAGTCAAATTATTACATTGAGCTGGCCAGCATGGAAATTAAAAATATGTTCATTTAGGATTTCCCCTTCTGCTTTAATGGCAACTACAAATATTGAAAAGATAGCACTTGAATTAGAAACGCTAGATACTTTGTATGAGAGGAATGACACATTTGTTTGGAAGACAGGTAAAAATGCAAATGAAAGAGACTGGGATCAAGAAGTAAGAGCAAAAGTTGTAGATGTAGTTGACGCATTTCTTGAAGGGACTTGGACTCCACCATGGAAATGTGGTCACTGCGTAGCTAGAGCTGCTGGTAAATATACCCCTAAGTTCTAATGGCATCGTCTCGAAAAAGGTACGATTGTCCTGTTGCATATCATGTAAGCACCAATTCAATTGGTGTTTACGTGAGTAACAAATACACAGCGTTATTAATATATGACCTGTGGTTAAGCGATGCTATAGAACAAAGAAAGACAGATGTACTGTCATTGTTTTCCATACTTCCACCTACACCTTGGCCAACATGGAGTAGGCAGCATATTATTTCATTGCTAAATAATTGCTGGCATAAAAGAGTACTGGCAAAACATACCATTACAGATGGCGATGTTATTAAAGCTACTGACTACAGAAGAAACAATTACAAGCCAGACAATTACGAAAGGTTAGTGATTACAGCACACACTAAATTGACTGAGCAAGAATCAATTGCTCTAAATAACACAATGATGTACCCACAAGTTTTAAATCACGTCCTGCGATCCCCATCTCCAATGGCAGCTAAAATTGCCCTTGAGATAGATTGCATGTCGTTTTTTCCTGATGGTACATCTGCAACAAGACATATTAAGCCTGTTTGGAATTTCTTAAGGGCTAAATATGGAAAAAGATGGAGCTAGTGGTTGCGTAAAAATTATCGTAACAGTAGTGTTGCTGCTATTACTAATACTAATAAGAACACGACTGTAAGCGAAAAGACTTTGCAATCGCAAGTTGTCTCGTGCCTTACATTGTTAGGATACACAGTGTTTGAAACAGGTAAGGCGCGAGGCAAAAGCAAATGCCCTGCTTGCGGTACATATTCATATGCAACTGGCTGGCAAGGGAACACACTTGGAGTGCCTGATTTGTATGTCCACAATACTAAATGGCAAATGCCAATAGGTATCGGAATTGAATTAAAAACAAAAACAGGTGCAGTGAGAAAGGAGCAAGCACATTACGCAAACATAAACGTAACAATAATCTGCAGAACATTAATAGAAGTGATCAATGCAATAGACGCTATAGAACAATCTATTGGCACTGACACTACACGAGAGAGAATTAAAAAATTTAAGGAAAATGAATGGATACTACAATAGATAAGTTTAGTTCATTGTTTCCAGTTGACGCTGAAAACTTTGACGTACAGTTAGATTACCCTAGTACAAAAAAGCTGTGGGCTATACGGGCAACAACCAACGACTCATATACATACATGACAAACAACTTAGGTATATGGAAGTTTGCCATTATAGGTAGCACTAAAGAATTGTTGATGCAGCATTTAAACGCTGATGTGCCTGACGGAATGTCAGCAGAAGAAGTGTCTGTAAGGGAATTACTTCATCACTTCAGAGCATGGAAGCTTGATGGTGTATACAAATTTATTGCTGCATCGTCTGATTACTTGTGCATGGAAATGTACGCTGATCGACCTGATACTTTATATCCATACGGAGAGCAATTAGTATTGTGCGCAGTAAGTGTCAAAGACTTTGTTGACAACGACCTAGTGTGTGTCACACAGAATGTTGATGGAGTTGACTGCTTAGTAATATCTGATAACTGCTTAGAACTAATAGGCCAGTTATCGAAAAATCAAGAGTACATTGAAAACCCATGGAGGTACACGTGGACGTGGTTACCATTGTCTTTTATTCTTAAAAAGTATGACTATGCTGTTTCTCAAAATTTAATGTATGACCTGCGTATTCCATATGCCTTGAGTAAAAGAGCACTTACAGTTATCAGTGACGAAACAAGAGAAAAAATTAACAACGGAGAAATTGATGTCGTTCAATCCTAAAGATCACTTTATTAACCTTAAAGGTAAACAGTATTTACCAGTAGCAGCTCGCATTGCTTGGTTCAGAGACGAATGTCCTGACTGGACAATCAACACGTATGCAGTACCCGATCTTTCGGGTGCTGACTACTGTACGTTTGCATCAGAAATCCTTGACGTTAATGGGCGATTAATTGCCAAGGCACACAAAACAGAACACGAAAAACACTTTGCTGATTATCGTGAGAAAGCAGAGACAGGTGCTATTGGTCGTGCGCTTGCGTTGTGTGGGTTTGGTACGTTGTTCGCTCAGGAACTAGAAGAACCTATTACTCCAGCTGGTGACATGCGTATTGTAGATACACCACAACCGAGTAAGGCTCCTACACTTACACCGGGAAAGCAGTTTGCGTTTGAGTGTAAACGAATATGGGGAGCAGGTATCACACCAAGTGACATGAAACGTGTGTTCTTTAAACTAGCAGGACACAACGATACTACAGATCAAAACCTGCGATTAGTTATAGAAGTATTGATGGGATTCAACACACCGGAAGAAGCAGAATCAGTATTTTTAACAATAGAAGATGAGGGACTCAATGGACAAATCTAAGTTTGACATTATTGGTGACAGCTATTACGAGATTGAGACCGGCGAATATGCCGGTCCAGTTGATGGCTGGCTTGGTGAAGAGTTGGCATCAGAAGCAGATATTCTTCTTGCCATGCAGAAACTACTGCAGTATGAGACAGAACTTAAGGCTCAACAACTGTATGTGCAATCTGTTACAGAGCGATGCAAGGCAATGGTCAAAGAAAAAGAGCGTAAAGTTCTATGGTTGCAAGCACGTTATGGCGCACAAATTGCAGACTTTGCAAAGAAACAACTTACTGGTAAAGCCAAGACATGGAAGTGCCCGTGGGGTCAAGTATCTTTCCGCATATCTACTCCTACTTTGTCGATTATTGATGAAGAGAAAGCAGCAATGGTTATTCCACTGAATCTTGATGCAGTTAAAGTAGAAGCAAAGATATACAAAAGTAAAATCCCAAAAGAGATACAACTTACGCTTGTCGAGCAGTATCCAGACTTATTTAGTATGACAGAAGCTACTGAAAACTTTACAGTCAAAACATTGACGGCAAGCGAGGCTACTGATGAGTGATGAGATTGTAAGGTTTAGTAGCCTTCCAGACAATATTGTTGTAAGCACTACTGGCATTACGTTTACTGGCGATCTTGATTACAATGAGTGGTCAAGATTAATGTGTACGATGCAACGTCTATACACATCGTTTCAATTTGGGCTTGGTGATGTACTTAACTATGGTGAGAAACATCATGGAGAGAAATATTCTCAAGCTCTAGATTCAACAAATGCTGCATATCAAAGCTTAGCAAATTACTCTTGGGTTGCAAATGCAATACCTATTGAAAACAGAGTGGAAGGATTAAGCTGGACTCACCATAGAGCTGTTGCGTCATTACCTTTAGATCAGCAGCGACGTGTTTTGAATGAAGCGTTAGCTAAGAAGTTAACCGTTTCTGAAATTACAAGAATGATTAAAGGTGACACAGAACCAATACCTGAAAAGCTACCCATGGTAACAGTTCCATCTGGCATGTCAGTAGAAGAAGCAATAGAGAGATTGCAAAGCCCTGTTGAAAATCCAACAGTGATTTTTCAAAGATGCGCTGAATGTAAACATAGTTTTGAGTAATAATAGGGTCCCGTGAAAGCGGGACCTTTTTTTTGAGGAGCACAAAATGATTACTGTTTTCAATGGAAAGTCATTCGGCTTATCCGGCGAGAAATCAAGTGGATACGTCCAAGTAGACAGAGCACTTATTGATTACATCGTTAACTTTACACCGTCAGGTTTTGTTGTTTTTATGGCAATAGTCATGCACGTTGATAACGATGGGTATTGCTGGCCTAGTATCAAGAGATTATGTGAATGCACTGGATTATCCGAGAGCACGGTTAGGTCATCTCTACACTACTTAACCAATATGAGAATTAACGACAAGAGATTACTTGCTGTTAATTCTAGAACTTCTCCTAACGGGAGAACTACTAGTAATGGGTACAAATTGTTTCCGGATTCAATAGAGCACGACGCTACAGTCACAGTTAAATCAACTGCATCAGCAAAGAAAGAGCTGGATAAGGAAGACGATCCAGCATATGAACTTTACAAGGCGTTTAAGCAAGTGCGATGGGGATTTACACCTGAGTATCCAATTACTGAAAAAGAATGGAAAGACGTACGCTTGACAATATGGCAGATGCACAAAGCGGGTGTAACACCAGATGACGTACGAGAAAGAGTCAAAGTGTTACTTGGTAAGTGGTATCAAAACCAAGATATGATTACGGTCCGCTCATTATGGAAGCACTGGGACACACATGCTAAGCCAAAACAAACTATAAGCAATGTAAATACAACAGTAGAGGAGTGGTTTAAATGACAGCAACAGATAAGTTATTGGCAGTTCTTTCGCAACTACCTAGTTCAATTCAATGGAGCGATACAAGCCAGACTGTGTATCGCGTAGCGATAACTGGGTGTAATGATGCCGATATTGTTTATGGATTACGGCGCATTCTTACACGCGCTAAGTTTCGTCCTACGCCATCTGAAGTATTACTTTCTATTGCAATTGAAAAGTATGGCGATTATCCGCCACAGTCAGTTACAAATGAGATTTCAGACGCAATACGCCTTGGTACTCCATTAAGCAAGATGCATCCAACTATACAGTTAGTCGTTGCTAAAACTGGAGGTATGAAAGCATGGCGAGTAGAGCCACCTGTAAAGAATCAACAATTACAGGACGTAATCAACGATGTTTTATTAATAAGGATAACAGAGTACATAGATGAGCAACGTGCCGAATAAAAGTTTAGGATTTAATATCGAGGTCCCATCGGATGTTATGAGTGAGCAATCACTTATAGCATCCGTTCTTTTGGGAGGTAACAGGATACTTAGATCATTAACAGCTATTGATAAGTCAATGTTCTACAGAGTAGCTCATAGCCTTATATGGGAATCCTATAACGCAATTGAAAAAGCTGGTCAAGTCATTGACATCGTGACTGTGAATGAGGAACTAACTAAGCGAAATGCGTTAGAGGCATGTGGTGGGCTTGCATATATTATGCAATGCGCTGAACTACTTCCTTCAACTCAAAACTTTGAGAGTTATGCCAAGCTTGTAACTGACTATCACAGGCGCAGAGAAATCATCTTTGCTTCAGAGCATGCCAGTAAGAGGGCTTCAACTGGTGACGATGACATAGAAGTAATCATAAAGGATTTAAATAACTCTGTTACATTCATCAATTCCGGAAACTCAACAGATGATTTATCTAAATTAATATGGGATACAACCAACGAGGCTATACTTAGAGATGAAGATAAATTAGACTTCTCAATCGGCTCTGGTTACACAGAAATAGATTCTATTACAGGGGGATGGCGAAATGGAGAACTGATAATACTAGGTGGCAGACCTTCAATGGGTAAGTCTAGTCTTGGATTGCAATATGCATGGAATGCAGCTAAGTTTATGAGAAGCTTAGATCAAAAGACCGGAGTACTTATTGTAAGTGCAGAGATGTCAAAAGACATGGTCACTGCACGTATGTTGTCAATCTACAGTGAAGTGGATAGTCAAGTTATACAGACCAAGAAGCTGAATAACTTTCAGAAAGACAAGCTACATCTTGTAGCTCAGGAGGCTAAGACACTTCATGTTAGTATTGTCGCAGATAAAACTGTCACCCTTGGAGGAATCCGAGATGCCATTAGAGACACACAAAAGTCTTTTCATGTTGGCTTGGTGGTTGTTGATTACTTACAGATGATTGCTATGCCAAGCTCTTACAAATCAGAGAATAGAACTCGTGACATTGGCGTGATTAGTCGTGGCCTAAAAGATATAGCACGTGAGTTTGCATGTCCTGTTGTTGCTTTATCTAGCCTGTCACGTGCTGTAGAGCAGCGTCAAGATAAGAGACCCATGATGTCTGATCTGCGTGAATCTGGAGACATTGAATCTGATGCAGATGTAATTCAGTTTATTTACAGGGCTGGATACTACGAACGCAAACAGGACGGTGAAGAAGGCGATCAAGGCGTAGATAAAGCTGAAGTTATTACTGCTAAAAACAGAAATGGCAAAACTGGGGTTTCACTACTAGAGTTTAATCCCAATTATGCCAAGTTCAGCGATTACGGGTCAGACTTTTTTGACTTGTAAGTAAACCTTTTTTTGGTCACTATTGACGATACAGTCAAGACCAAAACGGCGAGAAGCATCTCGTATAGATGCGTACGATTTGCTATCTCGTAAAATACATTGAAGGGCCAGTGGCTTACCTTTGTACACTGGCCCATCTTCCCAAGATAACTCAGCATCAGACCCAGTGACAAGCCTGACAAAATCACGCAAAGGCGCGTAAGTTTTGTTGTTCTCAAGTAACGCAACGATGTGCTTGTCGCCATAAACAATCTTCCAATCATCCTGTTCCGTCATCAAATTCCACGGACTTATAAAGAAGACATTATCCTTGTTTCTTCCTGCATACACATTATTGCGTTTTGCAACCATGTATCCATTTCGGCTTCCGTCATTGTTACTGTTTCCTTCAACTGAAATTAAACTTCCTGTTTCAGAGTAACCTGTGACAATACCGATATGATAAGCATCATTACCAGAAACCAGAAGAACAATGTCACCCGGCTGCCCCTTTGTTGAAATACAGTGGTGTTTTTTAGCATTAGCAAGCCACACATCACAGTCAGCACTAATACACAACGGCCAATCATAACCACTTTTATCCTCCCATTCCATTGCAATTGCGCTGACAAAAGACGCACACCAGAAACTTCCTAATGGTGCATGCGCATTACTATTCCACCTGTCAATCAGTGGTCCTCTATTGCTACCAACTGGCTGTTCAGTAATACCAATATATTTGTTAGCAATCTCAATAAATAAAGCAGAGTTACTCATTTAATTACTCCTGTTCGCCCTCACCATTAATAGAATCTTGCATTTTCTGTTGCTCACGTGCTTTTTCAGCGTTAGCTCCAAGTGGTAATTCACGATCTCTCAATGGTATTTTCGTTCCATACTTTTTAGCGGATTCTGGCACAAAGCCTAGCAGAGTCATTCGTCTAAATTCTTTTTCTTCAAACCCTTCAATGACGTTTGTTAAACCGCGACTGTCTGCTAACGCATCTTTAATAGTTGCATATTTCCACCATCCACGTTCGAGATAAGACAAGCGCTTAACGGTAGCACTTGCCAATCCAAGGTCAAGTTTGAAATCCATTTTGCGCTGGAATTTTTCTGGGTCAACGTAATATCCAAAGCCTAGCATGCGAATCATGTATCCCTTCCAGAATATTCGCATCGCCTCTTCATTGCTAATAACTGGAGCTTTAGCCAGTGCTGTATCTAATTGTCCTAAATTAGCAATCTCTTCTTCTGGTATTGACTGAGCAGCAGCATACTTAGCTAAATCTTCATACCATGCCTGTACAAATGTATAGTTTGAAAAATTGCTTAAGAAATTACTCTGAACTGGAGCAATGTCCTGCAATGTCCTAAACATTAGCGGAGGTCGCAGTTGATTAGCTGCAGCTATTGCCATTCCCTCATTACGTGAGAATGAAGGGCGATTACCATAAGATGTTCCAGTCAATGCAGCATACGTTGCTTGAGATAAACTGTTCCACCTGTTTATTACATATGAATCAAGTATAGATTTTCCAATTGCATTTGCCTTAGAACCTACAGTACTTTCCGATGGCTCTAATAATGTTGCAACAGGTCGTAATAATCCACCAAGTTTTGTAAATGGTGCTATACCTATAGTCTCTGTTGGTGACATAGCAATATATCCAAAATTCTTTAAGCCATAAACAGTAAATTCTCTCCAGTCAAAAGCTTCTTTTTCGTGTTCCTGATCCCATAGTCTTTTAGAGTTAGCAATCATTAATGCGCCAATTGTTAGATACGTGGCAACCTGTGCTCGCAATCTAGATTCTTTTGCCCAGCTAGACAATGGAGTTCTAGTAGTTGTGTAGTAATCAGAGAAATCTGTGTCAAATAAATTTCCTCTTAGAAACTTAGGGCCATTTCGCATAAGCCTCATATATGCGCCGTTAACACGAGTTTTTGCACCATGGAATACATCAAGGTTCATACCGTGAATAAATGACCTGTTGTACCCCGGTGCAGTTTCAAGAGAATTCCACACCTGCCCAAACGCGCTAAGCAATGGGGCTTGCATCCTCGATCTAGAGAACTTAGTTAAACCCATGTCTAATGCTAAATCTAAAAGCAAAGCTCGCTTATCTCGTCGTATTTCGTGATTTTTACGGTAATTTTGCTGCTGTTTTTCAAACACATTAAAACGCTTGCGACCTTCAGCCAATTCCATGTTGTCAACAGCTTGCTTAAGCGAGAATAAATCACGCCACAACAAACGAGTTTGATCCCATCGCCCACTAATGCCAACAAAATGTTTAGCTGCACCACTGATAAATTCATCATCAACTTCAAACGGTGTATCCATTAAGGCTTTATATTTACTAGGATCCTTCATTCTGTTTAATGCGTGTTTTGTTTTCCAGTCATAATAATCACTTTTCCATCCAAGCTCAGCAAGCTCGGCCATTGTGTAATTACTTTTATTTGCAAGGTTGACATGCTTTAACATTGCTTCCATTGCCATCTCATAATAAGCATTACCTAATAGAGTCCACTTAGCGTTATATCTAGATCCACGCAATATCAAGTCAGCAGCATATCCAGCAAAAAATGGAAGGTTATCACGGCTCAACATGACCATGGAAGGCAGTGAGTAAGTTAGCGCCCATACTGCACCAAGTGGATCATTCATTGCGCGTCTGGCACCTTGAATTCCAATTGTTGATAAGTCAAACCCTAAAATATATTGACCAAATTGACCAATTGCTTTTACGCCTCCAACTGCATGCTCAAATGGAGTCTTAGAGAATAAGGTCAAGCCTTCATCCATATCCATTGATATTGCTTCATTAGCATTGACGAGAGGTAGTTTCCTACTCTTCATAATCTCATCAACAATTGGCCACATTTCTGGCCCAACATTTAAGGTAACTCGCTTACCTTGCAGTGTCTTACCAAGTCCATTTTGTAAATTAGGATCTTTGTAAATCACTAATTCATTTGGTGCATTTGCTTCAGCGTGACCAATAACTTCATCGGTAATTTTTGCTTTCCAGAATGCATTTAAAGTTGGATAGTCAGACTCACCGCCCTTAACTAACTCAATATCTGACACGTAATCCAATGTTGATTCAGGCTCAGGTGCCTCCATACCAGTTGGTGATTTGCTATACCAAGTATCACCAGAGATATCACCCATAATAGTTCGGTCTGCTACTGGGAATAGTTGCTCACGTGCTCCACCGCCAAGCTTTTTGTATAAATCACTTTTCTTTACGGCCTCACGAGCGACCAATAGTTTAGCTATGTGATACTCCTCATTTAATACACGCAGTTTAGTAATACCTTCCCGTGTTTGATCACTTAATGTAGAAGGCATTGCCGCTTTAAGTAAAGCGTTTAAATTCTGTGACCGTGGATTACCAGCCTCATTCCACCAGCTGTTTTGCTCTTTAAAACTCCAACCAGTATCCTTATTAAAACTGACTGACCAAGCACTAATGCCCTTGTTGGCAACCTGTTCCGTAGAACCAGTTTTAAATGCATCGACGTTTGGTAACAAAATTACTGTGCTGTAATTTTCATCAGTTACCAGTCTGCTCATTTCATTTTGGCCAAGAATAGATTTAAGTACCTCAGCTGCCTTTCGGTCACCACCAAACATCTGTTCGGATGTATACCTCTGTCCATTAGCCTTAGTTGTCCATGGCTGTGCAGTGCTAGGCATTGGATCATTAGGACGAGATGTGGCATTGTAGCCATACATTTTGTCAACGCTCTGCGCTGGCTCCCACCTATCAACAATTTCGCCGTTAATTAACTTTTTAGTTTTAACAACATATTCAGAAACACCAGTCTTAAGATTGACTCTAACAACAGAACCTTGTTCAGTCTGAGGAGCTGCAATCGCAATATCACGATCAGGTATTTCAAATATGACATCATCGCCATTAATGTCAATGATCTTAGAGTCATTCCAGTTGCGTTGAGTAGCTGTGCGTAAACGCGAATCTGTTGCAAAGATATGACTCACTACATTAAACATATTCAATGCATTAATGTGATCCAGTTGCTGAGTAGTGTTATTGTCTGTATGACCTACACGCAACAGGTCTTTCATAAACTTGACTTGACTCTGTTGGTCTCTAAATACCTTAGTCATAATGTGATAGAGAACAGCCTGATTTGCTATATCTAAATTTCTAGTAGATGTGATTTCAGCAGCTTGCGTGTTTGGGCCTCCACGTAAATTTTGACCAACGTAATTACGAACAGTAGTTGGGTCTAACGCAAGATTAAAGACTTTATCAATAGCAGATTTAACATCATACACAATGCCGTCTTTTTCAAATGTAGTAGGCATAGTAGAAGGATAGATAAGAGGCTGTAAGTTTACCTTTGAATGATTAAACGCCTCAAACAGTTGAGCTAGTCCATTACTTCCAGTGCTGGCCCACAATTTAATTAAATAGTCTGTCCCAAATTTCTCAATAATTTGAGCCGTTGCGTTAATTTCATTGTCAGTCATGTCTGGACTGAACATTCCATTAATAATAGATGACACATCTATAGATGTGCCTTCCATTTGTAGTATTGGATCTGGAACTGTAATAGTAGTTTCACCGGAATTACGTGCTGCAACAACAGCATCTTTAATAGATGTTATAAAATTCTGGATTTCATTCAGACTAGTAAATTTATTGACCATCCACTGAGTCAACAACTTATCTGAGTTTGCAGTGCTCTGCGAGAATCCAAGCTTATATTTCACTGGCACAGCTCTGTGCCATGTGCTTAAACGGCCATCTGGAGTCATCATATTTTGACGCTGACCGTATAAAAACGAACTTAGTAAATCTAATGCATCGGTTCCTAATTCTGGTAATAACTCTGTAAACCTTAACCTGAACTGAGTGTTGTTGTATTTGTAACGAACCCACGGATCGACGGCAGCAATTGATTGTGCTGACAAATTAGTCTTATCTGCGTTAGCTATACGCTGTCCAATATTTAAACTTTGATCCTGTACTAAATTGTATAAGTTTGCACCATACACATTAGTAAAAGACCCTTCTTCTACACCAGCATATTCTTTTGCTAAGGACTGAATCAAACCTTGCTGATGATCATAGTTTAACTGTCCCGACATTTCTGTCAGGCTCTTATCAACACGAGCAAGCATTGAGTAAACAACGTTATTAAACTGCGGTGTATTAATTTTTCCAGTAGACACAATATAAGGTTTGGCTAATTTGTCTTCCACTGAAAATGCGTCATGCCCAACAAGGATACGAACCTTTTGTTGTTTCATTTTGCCATCAGTCATTAACTTGTGGCGATCACCGTCTTTTTCATACATGTTAATGTCGCCAGTAGTCTCGACAATGTACATGTAATCTTTTTTACCAGAACGCTGCTGGCCTTTTCTAAACTTGCCTTTTCCTTCAAACTGAAGCTTATACCAAGTCATTTTGTTATTGTCATTACTTACATCAATCCAAATGACATCTTTGCCTTTTGCATTCTTCATGGTAAAAGCATATTTGGCACCAGCTTGCTGTGCTTCTTGCTGTGTCACATAATCTGTGGACATGACCATGCCGACAACACGCCCGGTAGCACGTTGGCCAGATGCAAGTTCAGTTGCAATGGATGAGTTGTTAATAAATCTACCAACCTGAAGTGAGCTATCTAATACAACTCCACCCTTATTTAGCAATGACTTGACTCTGTCGTAATTACCACCAAACATCTTTTTCATAAATGGATTGTTAGCATCAACCAATCCCATCATGTCAAACGGTGTAACACTACGCAATGCACCAGACGCATCACGTTGGTGATGAACAGTAAAGTTCAACCAACTGTAATGTTGCAACGGATAAAATGTTCGTTCATTACCGTTTTCAACCGTTGATTGATATTTAACAGCAGCTGGATCTAAGAAATATGCATTCATAGCATTGCCGTCTTGCATGACAATGTTTCCAGCGCTTGCAGTTCCTAACCGCTCAGCTATTGGACGCAACACATTACCTAAGTTATGTAATACAGCAGTGACATTGTCAGCTCGGCTTTTTTCTGCTCCACCGGAATAAACAACACCATCATGGGTTAGGAAGTTGACAAATGACGTTGCAGTCATTTCATGTAATACTGTTCCCCAGCCATCCCAACCGGATGTGTTTTTTAATTTAAATGTATGCTTGCTGCCACCTTGATTAATATGCAACGCGTATGCGTCAGAAGCACTTTTAATTAATTTGTACGCATCCGCCATTGCTGGTTGAATTTTCTCATCAGCTCCCTCAGTACCTTTCTCAGGCATTACAGCTTTTAAATATTCAACCTGCATGTAGTCAGGTAAAGACAAGAACAATACGTGAGACACTTCATGGGCAATAGTGTGTGCTGTTCGGTCAAAACCCTTCTTTGATGCAATGTATAAAAGTCTAGCTACAGCATCGTCTGTACGACCAAGTTCGCGAGTCATGCCATAAATGTATTCACCTTGTTCAGGGTTATCACGATGGCTTAAGTTTGAAGTGTCCATCAAGTGTTGTTGCATAGTCGCAAACAACTGATTGTCCTGATTGTAGAAATTTTGTTGTAGCTGAGCTAAACGCAAACTGCGTAAACGTAATAACTGTTCTGGTGACAGTAATACAGTCTCAGTATTGTCTGGGCCAATTATTTTGCCTTTCGTCATAGACGCAATAGATGCATTGTTCATTGCAAATTGTTCAATGATCGATGAGTCTATACGTGCTAGGGCCATTAATGCCAAGTACTCAGAACGAGCAGACGCAGTGTTTAAATCTATATCTGCTTCCATGTCACGTTCGGCTTGACTTAATGAATAAATGTCATACAGTTTTGCTAATTGCCGAGCGACCTCAATAGCATTAGCTTTATTTGTAACTACAGTTGTTACAGCAGATACATCACGTGCCTTTTTATTGGCACCATATTCAGACAACACAGATTGATACGCATCTCTAATCTGTTTTGCTTTAGCTAAATCAGTAGCATTTAAAGACAAGGAATTTTTATTTACAATAAGATTGTAATACTTAACCATGTCTTCAAGTTGCTCTACTGTCATTTTCGACATATCTTCTGGCGTAGAGAAGATAGAGAATTTAGACAAGTTATTTGCTACAGAACGATCGTAATTAACTTCATCCCCCTGTATTTGATCCCTTACGTCATACACGGGAGGCTTTGGAGTTGTTGGGTCAGCAGTAACACGCACCTTTCCTTGAACATCCATAGCTGTCAACATTGTTGTGATCATGTATGGGGCAAAGTATTGACTTCGTGAATCCATACCAATAACAAACGTGTTGCCAAGATTTGTTTTTGCCATGAAGGATGACGAGCGCAACCCAATGGCAGATAACACTTCTTGTAACATCTTCATTGATATCTTAGAGGTGTCACCACTTTTACCGTCGTTATATAACGCATTCATTGCATCAATAAACTTACGTTGTTTGACAGGATCGCTTTTGGTTGCAGCTATACCCTGCTCGTACACACTATTAAAAAACACTTGTCCGTTAACAAGGTCTTCGGAAGATCGGTTTGTCCTATGCACTCTTCCGCTACCCGGCATGACAGCTACCTCAAAAGTACTGTCTTGTGACGGTAAAAACACTTTGCGGAATTTAGTCTGCAGATTTCGCGTTTCAGTTAATTGTTTAAGTTGTTGTGACTCTTCAAACTTTCCAGCTATAGCATCTAAAATTGTCACATCTACTGGATTGTCGTTAGCTGCTTCGCCCCACATCATGGACAGGAATAGTTTTTCAAGTCCTGCTCTATTATTCGCCCTCAGTAAATTAACTTTTGTTGCTTGAGGTGCATTTGGATCAGCAATAGATATGTCTCGACCTAGTGCTCCTCTGTCATACTCAACCACTGTAACATTTGCTTGACCTTGTGAGTCAACCAACGAACGCATATCACCACCAGCTGTAACTATTGCTTGTTCTAATTCCGCAGCTCGTTCAACTAAGTCTCGTGCTGCTCCGGGAGCCGCTAATTCTGCTGGTGTAAAAGTGCTAATTAATGCTTGAACTGCATCAGAAATTAACATACTCTCTCCAGCAGAGAATTCAAATCCCATAAAGTTAATTACGGCACCAGTAACATCTTTAGACAACTTCATGTATTCTTCAAGGCCCATATTTGCGTCTTGAGCAAGTGATGCCATGCGAACTACATCAAGTAAATTTCTGTTTTGTCGTTCTAATTCAATAATGGTGTTTTGAGCTACTTTCAAATTCTTTGATGCGCCAGTAACGTGCGCCTCTAAAACCCTACTTGTAAATGCTTTTAAAAATAGATTTTGAAAATTCAACCAAGCTTTGACATTATCTACGTTACTTCCATCAATAGGTATGTCTGTAGCTAATATTCTGCGTAATGTTGCAATTGCTCTATTACGGACAGTCCCATGTATATCTGCACCACTACCAACAATTGCGCTTGCATTTTTGACATATTGCCTAACAACATTAACGTCGTTTTTAAATTGATTATATGCACTTGGATCACCCATAAACATCAACATGGGATATTCGACTTCACCACTGGCAAGTTCTGCAATCACAGATAGCAATGAGTCATGCACACCCGCATCGCCAGATCGGATGGCCTCACTCATTAAGCCACTTATTGTTGGCCAAGCACCGTTAAATAAAATTACGTCGATTTTTTCTTTATCAGTAAGCTTTGAATAAGCGTCAAACGTCGCTTTTTCAATACTTTTTTCTTTGGCTAAAGTAAGTCCTGTTCCGATTTCTTGACCTGTGCCATTATCAATAGTGCCTACGCCAAATTGCTGTGATGCATCAACTAATGCAATGTCACTTCCAACTCTACCTAAAGTTTCTGCCACGTCTGCTAATGTAGCTTGAGCTTCTGCCAAACTTAAAGCAGACTGCTCTTGACTCGTAGGTGACCCAGACAACATCAGCTCGGTGCCTGTAAGTTGTTGTTGAGCAGCTTCCATGTCAACATATTTTTGCGCAATAACTGCATCACCCAGATTAACCAACGTTTGTTGATCAGCTGGAAGAGATTGGTTTTGAGCCAACTTTTTAATTGTGTCCACATATACAGCCGTAGCGCTGTTCACTAACATCTGTGTCAAAGAGTCGGCCTTGGTGTCATTAAACACACGTGCTCGTCTAATGTCATTTGCTATTGCAGATCGCTCAGATGATTGATTTGCTAGATATTCTGGATTGTGTACAACCTCCCAGAAAAATCCTAACCCACTTTGATACAGTTCTTGTTTAAAATCATCTAGCGTACCAAGTGTCTTTTCTATATTGTAAGTACTACGGACTTTCTCCAACGCTGCTGTGTATCCAGCTTCAGTTGCAAGTATTGGGTTAGGGCCTACTAAGTTTTCAGGCCCACGTTCAGGAAGGACCGCAGCTAACGCTTGAATTTCAGCTGGTAATCCAGAGAATTTATTAATCATCCACATACGTGGTGAGCCAAGTACCTTAGAGTAAATAAGCGGGTGTACACTTCTAAGTAACCCAGCGAGTTCTAAGATTTTTGCTTGCGCTGCTTCTTTATTTGCTTCTAGTGATGGATAAAGTTTAAATATCCTAGTAAGCTCTCGGTTCATACGCTCTGGAGATACGTCGCCACCGCCAAGCAAAGCACGATTTAGTCCTAATGCAGCATTGACAATTAACGCCTGTGCTTCAGTTGTTCTTGTCGTGCGTGGCGCTCCAGTTCTAGAGAACACAGTAACATCAATTGGCTCAGATCCAGTAGGCTCAGGAGCAGAACCAAGCCTTGTTTCTGCATTTGTAATAGCAGATTCAATTTCAGGATTAAAGTTTGATAAACGCAATAGGTGATAGGCTTGCTGTAACTTACCGCTATTGGTTGATGATGTTACATCAATTGTTGGTATCAACTCATTGAATGCTTTTGCTGCAGCAACATAACTCATGTGAGCTAATTCAGGATTGTTATCAATCCAAGCCGACAAAGACACTACGAGTGATTTATATAAATCAAGATAGTCTGCGTGATCTTGCGTTGCAATCTTTAAAAGGACAGATGGTAAATCTTCATGGCTTGCGTCAACAACCTCATGAAATAAATAAACGTCAGCCCCAGTAGACATTGTGAGCATAGCCTCAGCCATAGCTCTTTCAAGGTCTGTCGTACCAGATGACACAGGCCGAATCATCGATCGGTCTACGCCACCAATGTTGTGATCATTAAAAATGCGCTCTAGTACGTCATGCCTTACGGCGTTAGTATTAATTGCATCACCGGACAGGATGTAATGATTTGCACCTTCAATATCTGTGATATCTCTAGCAACAGCTATATTTCCATCGGAGTCAATGACTAAATATGTTTTTCCGTCGGACTCAATAATGCTTCCTTGGCGTACGTCCGATTTAACACCAGTTGCATCTTGCCATTCAGGTGCATGTTTTACATATTCGCTAACGATGCCTTTGATGGCATCTAATTTATCCTCAAGCTTTTCACTGCTTTTAGCAATTGCAATTAAATCACGCAGTGTCTTGTTGTCATTAATATGTATGATGCCTTGCTCGGCAACGCCACCTTGACCTGAAGCAACAGGCACAGCAGCACTTGCACTTTCTGGGTTCAATGACTTTAAGTAATTAATTACACTTGCTTCATTACTTAAATCTAATGCTGTAGCAACATCAATAGGAGGTAATTGCCGACCTTTCGCCATACCGTTATTAGATGTAAATACAATTGACCCATTGTTAGACTGATGCATAACCCAATCGTTGTTTGCTAATACTGGGCGTAATCCATATGTGTCATTTTCAGAATCAGGCACAGCAACTTCATGCTGATGTGGATACAGAGGGTTGACACCACTTTTACGGAATGACGTAACCTCACCCTCTCCAGACATGCCAGATTGTTCAGCTAAATATTTTAAAGCTGGAATAAAACCATCTTTTGCATCTGCACTTGTAAATTCTGAATCACCTACATATTCACCAATAATATTCCTGTTAATCGTTTTGTGTGTGCCGTCTTCAAGTGCAAATATAGGATTGCCGTTTTTATCTAAACCAAAGAACTTATGTATTTTTCCGTCTTTAATGAATGTTGATTCAATTAACGTCCTGACAATATTTTGAATATGCTCTGAACCTTCAACAAGGCTTACTAAAGAATCAACTCGCGGGTCAACAGACGCAAGCTCCCTAGATGAATTTGGAGCAAGCATAGTTATGTCAGCTTCGTTTCCTGATTCAATAATACGAGCGGATGATAAGTCTTTATTGAAAACCAGTACTCGCCCATCCATCATGCGCAAGCCGTAATAATCTTGCTTTTGCACTGGCTCAGATGGCTTAGGTTGATTCTTAGATGCCAACTTAGCAGCTTCTGCTTGCAAGTTAATATCTTTTAGGAATCGTGCAGTAAGTTCTTGTGTGCGTATACCTTTGGTTGCAGGGTTGAGATCATCTAATATGCGGACTTTAGTTAACGGACTGTCCGGTTCATGGTCCCTGTTGTCCTTATTGCCACGCATGTTTTCAATTAAATCTGTGTACTTTTGCCTTGTGGCTTCCGAAAAACCATCTGGGTTATTAATGAATTCACGGACGTAATGAATTGGATTTTTAAATGCAGGGTCTGGTGCTCCGCCAACGTGCGCTAATCTGCGCTGTATGTTGCCAAGATTATCATTTGACATTTCTGATGCCAGTAATCTGACATCGTAGTCGTTAAACCTGCGTCCATATGTTTGTCCAAGCCAGTCGTGCAAAAGTTCAACACGTCGATCTGGCCTGTTAATTATATTGACAGCTGCGTCCATTGCAGCAGTCTGTGGTTCCATTGCACCTAATGGATTTACATTAATCAACGAATGAGCAAATTTACCGGGACGCGAGGAAACAAGTCCATGCAACACGGATAGGCCATAATCTACAGCGGTTGGATAATGACGTTCTTCTCCCGGTTTCCGCTCAGAGAAATGTGCATATGCTGCTTCACCAAGAACACCTAGTGGTTGTGTAGCACCAAAACCAAGATCCATTGCAACACGCTTACCAATTTCATTTCTACCAATACGGGCAAAAGAGTTAGTAAAACGTTGAGCGCTATTAAATACAGAAGATTCAATTCCAGCAGCGTCTTTGATTGCTGTAGATCGGTTATATAACTTAACCGCATCTCTAGCTTGTGACTTCACATCATTCCACAAACTAGGAGCACCGGGAGCCATCAAACCTAAGTTAGTTGCAGTAGAAACAAATCCACGAACAGCACCACTAGGGTCACTTTGTGACAATGCTTCTTCTTTACCCGGAGACATACCACCCTGAAATACAGTGCCAACTGGATCAAACGCAGCTTCAATACCACGTACAATTTTCTCAGCAGGTGTAACATCACCTGTTTTCTGCAATGACTTTAAAACATCACTAGGCTTACTTAACTGATCCCTAAAAGCTCTAACTCCAACCGGAGCAGCAACAGATGTAACTAAGCCTATTGTCCGACCAGTGTTAGCCATACCAACTGGTGCAAGTGCCCTAGCACCTAATGTGCTAGTAGCATTCATTAAACCAATGCTTGCACGTAATCCTGTGACTGCAACTGGTATTGTTTCACCAGCAATCATTCCATAGTTATAAACGTCACTCTCAGGAAATCTATTCCACGTCTTGTCTAACCAATCACTCATCAATAGGTTAGAACCCGGCGCTAAGTCCCTAATACTTTGGCGTAAGTATTCTTCCTGACGAGCTTGTTCCTCACGCGCTTTTACCGGATCAGTAATTCCAAGATCACGGACGGCAGACTTCGCTCGCATTTCAATGTCTGCGTTTTGTGCCCAGTTAGCAGGTGTTGCAAAAAATGATTTGACACCAGCGCCCGTACCTTGACGAGCTGCTTCAAACCTACTCGCAAAACTGCGTCCAGTTAATGTTGGGTCATCTGCGATAATTGGATTTTTGTATGGAGCTTCTCCAAGTTTCTTCCTACCCCAATCTTCAAGACGTTCGTATTGATCTGTTATGGGTTTAAGAAAACCAACTGCACCACCTAATCCACTACCCAGCCACATATTAGCCGTTTCAGCAGGAGTGTTTGGTCTTTGATACTCTTCAACTTCAGCTTTAGTCTTACCTAATACAGCGTCACGTTTTCCGTATTTAGCCCTTAAGATGGTTTCTAATTCACCAGTAGTTTTTGGTTGAATAAACGCCCAACTGTTTCCTTTGCGAACAATTAAATCAGCTAAAGAGACAGGCCTCTTTTCCTGTACATATTGTTTTGTTGTCTTGTCAAATACAGTGCGAGGCCACTCTAGTGGAACTTGCTTTCCGTCTACTACTCCGCCAATGAACGTTTTATTTAAGTCAACGCGCATTTGCCGAAAACGTTCTTGAAGCGAGTTGTACGTTTTGTCATCTATCGCTTTTTCTTTATGCGCTTCTTGTAATAACCATTCATTAGCAGACGATAATACTGTAGGGTCACCTGAACGTAACTTCTCTTCCCAGTCTTTTATGTGTATCTTTTTAAACTCTTCGGGTGTACCACGTTGTACTTTGCCGTCAGGAGTCGCAATTAATGGAGCAGACACTCTAGCAGATGGTTTACCAGATGCTTTTTGAAGTTCAGCAATAGGAGCCTTTGATTCAGGCATTCCTGATCTAGCTGCTTGCAATTGAGGTGCTAAAGCTTTTTGTCTCGCCAGAGCTTCAGCTTCTTCTTTTTTACGCTTAGCTTCTAATTGCTGTCGTGTCTGCATATTATTTCCTTGTTATGGCTGACGGTTATCTATTCTACCGTTGACTCTAAGAGTACCGAGTGGTGTGTCTTTTGGTACATTTAATCCTGCACCAGCTTGATTACTTCCTAGTCCTCCGTTTGGCTTTACTGCACCACCTCCGGCAGTAGCTCCTCCACCTCCTCCTGCTTGAGGTTTTGGAGGTGTTTGCTCTGTGCCCGGAATAGCCATTCCAAGACGTTTAAACATCTCTTTTTCTTCTTTAGTTAACGGTCTGAATCCTTCATTGTAAATATTAGATGCTTTACCAATTGCTTGTGCGTAAGCACCGACATTAGCTTCACCTCTTACTAAAGATTCACCATATCGACTACCGGCATCAGTCCAATATGCTGTAGCTAATTGCTTCTTACGATATAACTCTCGATATTTTTGTATCAATTCTTTTTGTGGCGCAGAAGCATTTTTCTTAATTTCTTCTCCAAAGATAGCAGAAGCAGGAGCAACCAAAGCACCCGTTAATACACCTAATGTTCGTCCAATTTGTGCTAATTCGGCATCAGCAGTATTTGCATTTTTCATGTATCCATCGTTAGCATTTTTAAATACTTCACTTTGAGCGGATAAATTAGCGGTTAACCTTGCAGCATCTGCTGTCTTGCGAGTGTCACCAGATGTCATCTGTGCATTCCAGAATGTAATCGCATTACGTTGTGAATCAGTAAACTGACTCTGCACGTTGTTGATAACTGTAGATAAGTTTTCTGGAGTTGGCACACGCGTGTTGTAATTAGCTGCAATCCTTTGTGCAAATGCCGGAGTCATTATCAAGTTGCCTTGCTTATCAACATCTCCAACCTTTATAACTTTTCCACTTGCGTCGTATTGTGTTTCTGTAGGTGTAATGCCAAGTAATTGTTGCAATATCTCTGATTCTTTAGCCCTATTTGTAGCAGCTGCAGCCTTTATCCAGCTTGAAAATGCCGGTGAGGAAAAATATTCAGATGACATTTTAGTTTTATCAAAATTAAATTGCGGTGTTGTTGGATTTAATTGAAACATGTCCTTTCCGTCAGGCCCTTTAATTTTTTGAATATCAAAAAATTTAGTAGGACGCGTAACGTGTTTTGTCATGTCAAACGAATTTAAAATTGCTTTATCAAGATCTACAAGAGATTGTTTCCCTTCAGGTGATGCGGCAATCACTCTACGCAACGGAACAGGTGTGAATGCTGGAAAGTGAGATTCCCAGTTATTGTAAGTGTTCCAGTCAACTGGCTTAGTTGGATCAGGTTGCCTAATTCCAGCAGCAGTAGCAATATCAGCGTAAGTTAAATTAGGAACTGAACCAACTTTACTCTTTGCATTATTAAACAACGCAAATTTACTATTATGAGCGTTTCGTATTGCAGCTTGAGCTGCCTCGCGTTCAGCCATTGGCTTCGTCACGTCATTAGCAATAGTCATTTGACTGTTAATAGTACTGTCAAGCGACAGCAACCCGGCAGTCAAATCCTTCATTTCTTGATGCCGAGGTGTAGCTACTGACAAGTCAAATAGTTGGTCGCGTCCCTGCTGTTGCCTTCGTACTGTATCCCTATTCATGGCAGCAATGTCATTATTGACAAATATGCCAGAAAGATTTGCTTTACCTAAATCTCGATTTGTTTTTGCTGTATCAATTTCAAAAGGCCGCAATTTACCCTTTTGCGTCCAGTCTTTTTGTTGCTCTTCAAATGTTAGTCGTGCACGTTCTTCATCAATTTTTTGCTTGCGAATCTGATCAGCTTGCATCCCAAGTTGCAATCGACGTTCTTCAAGCTTTTCTTTTGCTTGTTGATCAGCAAGCGCATTTTGTTGTCTACCTTGAATAAGTTGGGCTAAACCACCCATAAATCCAGCTGAGCTAAAAGCCATAGTGACTAACCCTCTCCAGTGTAATCTGGGTCACCGGGCATTACTGTTCGCCCCGGACCACCCGGTGTTGCAGGCTTATACATCATAGACAGAATCCTATCTGTTTGTGCCTTTTGTGCCCGTAGATTAGCAGCAGCTTGCTGTTGTTGTTGCATGTTGTTCCAATAACCAGTCAACATACCCATCATTCCGCTTGCACGTTCGTCAGCAAGCTTACGAGCCTCAAGTTCTTGTGCGCCAATATTCTGTGCATCTTGACCAAACTGACCCCATAAACCTACGGCTCCTGCTGCACCACGGTCAGCCATATCTGTTCCAGCCCTAGCTAAGCCCATTGCTCTGTCAGCAGCAGCATTTAACCGATCTCCACGCCCCATTTCCCAGTTACTGGAAAACTGAGCCAAGTTATTAGCAATGGCAGATTCTGTTGCAGCATTAGGGTTTACGCCAACACCTAAGCCGTATCCAGTTGGACCATATAAACCACGGGCAGCAGATCCTGTTGCAATATTTGAATTAACCTGATCGCCTTGACGTTGTAATACGGAGTTTGCTGCAGCAGTACCTTTGAATAAATCGGTTTCTGATAGTGGTTTAACTGCACTTTCAATACCCATCGATGCCATCTTATTAGCTTGTGGTAGATAGGTATTTTGTTGTGCTTTACCAGTATTCATCATCTGGTTGTAATACGGAATATAGCTCTGCTTGGCAGCCATAGCCCGTTTTTGATAATTCATCATTTGACTGGCCTGTGGGTCAGTCATCTTTTTAATCCACGGATTTAACGCCTGTGTTAATATTCCACCGACAAATGGATCAATCATAATTTACTCCTATATAACTACCTTATTAAGTAAAGCAATCCAACCAAATGCATTTGTGGCATCGTTTACTGCTAAAAACTCTACGCATTCGTATTGTTTAGTTAAACTTGTAAAGCCACCATTTGCCCATAACGTGTCACCGGATAACACTGCAAATGATATTGTTGCTGCTGTTGCATCCATCTTTATAAACTTTATCGATCTACCAATGTAACTTGCAGATGACGGCAAAGTTAAAGTGAATGACGCAACACTTGCATCGCATAGTGTTATTGATGGAGCAAACGTAACATCACGAGTACTGTCAGCATATTCTATCTGACACGCAGAAGGAGAATATGGCACGACTGGTAAACCAGCGTAATTGTCATACTCAAGTACGACAGCTGATTTACCGGGACCAAGACGAGTAGATGGGTTATCTCTTCTTGGATAAATCGTTACTGGTGTTGATGGTGTTGCCATTTAGCTTCTCGGTGTATTACCTTCTGTCGTTATCGCATGAATGCCAAACATTTTCCATTTACTTGATGTCGTTGCAGATAATTTTATATCAAATGTCTGTTGATCTGCTGTCCTACTAATGCTTCGTATGGAAATAACTTTGTCAGTGCTATTTGGAAACCTAAATGTTCCAGCAGTTGAATAACCTTTTTGGCCAGTAATTACCCATGATGAATATATAGGAGCATCAGTCTGTAAATTTTGCAGGTGAATGTTTAATGCGTGAATCTTATTGGCGCTGTAGTAAATGTTACTTTCAGAAAAAGCTTGTCCGTACTTACGCGTTTTGACAACCCAATCAATTCCTGTGTAAGTTCTATTACCAGAACTATCCGCATAAACACCATCCGCAAACCTGTCAAGCTTGTATAGCTTTCCGTCAGCACCTCCAGCATATAAATCCTGTGTGTCATCACTAGTTTCAACAGCAATTAACGAGGTGTATCGTGCAGGATTAATCCATCGAACCCAGCCACCAGTTTTGACCTGTGTTGCATTTCTTGGGTCAAATGATTCTGTTCTAGTGTCGTAAATATAGATGTAAGGATTGCCAGCACTTGGAGCTGATCCATTTGCTGTAGCCTCTGGTGCTAATAACAATAAGCGTCTGTCATGTACGCACATAACACAGTTAGCGTACGCAGTTGCAGAAACGTAGTTGTAACTTCCGTTAATGTAATCTTGAGACCTAATGTTTAATACACCCTCCAACTGCTGTCCTCTAGGGACAAGGACGGTGCTTTGCAATTCCATGATTCCGTTTGCAGTAGTTAAGATAAGCCTTCCCATCAATACTGCACATCCGCGTTTAGCAACTAAACCAGATCCAGACCCCTGTAAAAATCCTTGATTTGCAAAATTGTGTGGGCTATCTCCCGTAAGGAGATAAGTTGTATGCTCGCGCATGATAACCAATGCAGCTGACGTACTGTTATCTCGCATCAATCCGTCACCTTGAATGGTGACCATACCCATTATCTGTTCTTCATCAGTTTGATTACTAACAGAAAACTGTGCTCCTTTAATTGCAACTTCAGGGTCAGTTACATCAGATATTAATGTTGTGTAGATACCGTATTCGTTATTTGTATTTAAAAGCCAGCTCGCATAAATTGTATTCTTCTTAGATACAAACAGTCTCTGGTTGTAAACCGCAATACAATCACCACCGGATGGATACTGATCTTTGCCAAACCGATATCTATAACCACGTGTACCGGGACCATTATCAAAGAACATTTGCGAATCTGGCACTTGGTCAACAATAGTAATCGTCGTGCCTGATCTTGATGATGTAAAACCTTCCCACTTAGTGCCATCAGTATATGAAGCACCCGTGTCTAAATCTACAATTCCTATCAATCTACCTACATTGTCACCAGTTAGTAAATTCTTCCTGTATACACAAGCATATTTGTAATAGTGATTTAATCCAACTTGAAGGTCAACAGTAGACAATTCTACTGACACCTTATTAATAGCTTCTGTGACAGTGACTTCACTGGTGTATTTACTTGCTACTGTTTCAAAGCCATCACTGCTAGGCAAATCTGGAGTGGCTGAAAAATTGTATGTGCCTGATGAAATACTTCCCGGAAAAGATATGACAGTACCTGACCCATATGGTGCGGTAGAGACATTAAATGATGTGTACGAAAGTACATCATTCACGTAATAAGTTGTGCCAGCAACAATTGCTGGAGTAGATGCAATAGCAGTCGTAAATGTAATAGGTTTATTGACACCTAATTTGTGATACGTTGCCGTGTTTAACGTTGTTGTACTACCGCCAACTGCAGTGCTGAATGTAGATGTACCCCAATATGGCGAACTTCCATTTACTGGTGCTGTGTACGGAGTCCATAATGTAAATCCATACGAGTATTTTGTTTGCGGTGTTAACGCCCCCTGCCGTACAACTTCGCCTAAACTAATAATCCATTCATTGTCATACACAGAAGACACGTCGTAGTCAAACTTTAAAATGATTGTTGATACTAATGCTCGTGTTGCAGCTGATATTGGATACAAATCAAACGTAAGGTAGTTTGTCGTTTTGTCATACCTGCACTGACCAGTAAATTCAGTCGTGGTTGCAGTGCGGATTCCAAGACTAAACGATGGAACATCTTGATTAATTTTTTCTGAGAAGAACGCACGGACACTTAACGCTTGTGTCGTTCGCAAGTCGAACTTAGGGGTGAAATAATTAGTACCGGATGTTACAGTACCTGTAAATTGAAATGTGGCTCCAGTTAATGTGCTGTCAGTAGTAACAGTAAATGTAGTGCTAGTGGGAACACTATTCACATAATAAGGAATCGACGTACTGGTTCCACCAGTCGCAGTTGAAAACATGACTATGTCACCATTTTTCAAGTTGTGATCAGTAGTACATGTAAGTGTTGGCCCAGCTACCGCCGTAAATGTAGTAGCCATCCCTAAATTTATTTTGATGTATTCATTTGCAATTAAGTTAGCAAAAGGGTCAGTTGGCAACGTGGTTGTAATAAATGTAGGGTTTGACTGCTTTGCATTCAGTTTTAGTAATTTTTTTGTGTCGTCCTGTATAGAAGCTAATTGCAATTGAGCATTGACAGCATACAAGGACACGTCGTCCAGAAATACAAAACTATCTCCGCCTCTGTCAAAAGCAGACGCAATACGCACTTGTATTCCAGTTAACTGCTTGTCAAATTCTCTAAAGTCAACAAGCACTTGGAATTTATGCCAGTCACTAGGAGTTGTCCCAGCTGCTGGCTGAGCACTGTAGTAAACTTCAGCTCCGGGTATCTGATCGTTTGTTGTAAGCGCAGTAGTCGCGGTGTTTTGATATCCGCGAATAAAAACATCTAGCGTGTTATTACTTACAAAATTATTTAAATCATCTTGGTTATACGCATAAAACGTCAATACATAAGTACCAGCATTGTGCTGTACTAACATTGTGTTCTGACCTAATGTAGTAGCACCTAATATAACAGCGGATCCACTTGCAACAATTGAATTTGTAGTCACCGTAATAATATTTGAGGCTGGCACAGACTTTACATAATAGATAAGTGTAGTCGAAACTCCTCCATTTGTAGTTGTAAATTTAATAGGTTGACCAATAGCTAATCCGTGATTAATGGTTGTAGTAATATTTGCCGACACGCCGTTTGTAGTAAAGCTTATTGGTTGCTCGTCATATGTAACTAATACATCACGTACATCAATATCTTGATAAATAAAATCTTGTATGTGATCAATTTTGATACAGTTTCCAACAGCTCCGTCTCGCGTAAGGATGTATTTACTAGTATTTTTTACTGTAGGTGTAGCTGGGGCAGCCAACTGTGGGGCAAAAACATTGTAAGTGACACCAGCTAATGTATACACGGCACTGGCAACACGTTGCGCATCACCAGTGTTGTAGTTCCATTGACCAAAACCTGTTGCTGTAGAAGTTGAAAAATCTCCGTTAGTAATTTTAGATACTAATACGGATGGTGCTGAACTAAATCCAGTTAAATCAATTGGCGCTGAATAGGAGCTGCTAATTTGCGTTCCGGGCATTACCGTAATAGCAGACGCAGTTGCTTTAGGTGTAAATTTTGTGCAGTCGGTTAACGTCGGAAGTCTATCAGCTTCAACTATCTGCCCATTCATTCGGATCCTAAATGGGTTATTAACTCCATCTACACCATATACATATCTTCCGTATGGGGTCATGCGCACATTTGCACTATTTGCAGTTGTTAACGCAGTGCCAGTTGCTCTATTTATTACCGACGAGTAAGTATTATTTGGAACTCCATACGTATTTGTGTCATAGAAATAAATATTTGAATTACTGGCAAATACAACTTTACTTTTAGAACCTTTGTCTTTCAGTGTTGTTAATTCGTATATTGGCGATCCAGTAGTTGCATTGTAAGGAAGAGATGACGAGTGCCAACATGTTGACCAGCCGTTACGAGGTTGAAGCGAGTTTCCATAAACAAGAATGTTGTCAAGCGTTTGAAAGTATCCATCGGGAAGACGGTTTGCAGCCGTGTATGTATCAATACCAATAAATGCCCTGTCTCCAAGTTGAAACGGCTGTTGCGTGTTAGATATTTGTTTTGTAGCCATTACTCGCACCCTTTTCGCGTAAAACGCTTAACCAGTGTAACAGTGTTATTGTACACACCGTTAACTTGATCATTATGAGTAAACATGTCATTTAAAGACTCTGTTACCACGTACGTGCCGACAAGAGTTGTAGTCGGCGTTTGCCATGCACAGACATCATCATTACTGACAATCCACGGCGGACATGTGCATAAAATGTTGTAAGTTGCATTAACATCTAAATACGCTTTACCAACAATAGTTACTGAACTTGGACCTGAGGGACCTCCGGCAACAACTCCACTTGAATTAACAGTAGCAAATGCGCTTAATGTAGTTGATGACGTGCGAGTGGAATTTGCATTTACTGTTGCAAAAGCCGAAATAGCGCTCACTGCATCACGGTTAATAGACGTAGTTAAACTTGCGTATGCACTTAAACTGGAGTTACTTTGCCTATTCGCTGTTGATGATAATGACGCAAACGCTGAAATACTTACACTTGATGATCTTGCAGCAGAGCTATTAACTGTGGCAAACGCACTGATAGATGACGTTATATTTCGAGTAGCAGAAGATGATGTTGTTGCAAATGCACTTATAGCTGACGTTGCATTCCTAGTAATACTAGAAGACGTTGTCGCAAACGCAGACATGGAGCTAGAAGATGCAATAGAACTTGATGTTGACGCTGAAAGCGTAGCAAATGCAGATTGTGTACTTCCGACTACTGTTGTTGAAGCTGACGATACTGTTGCAAATGCTGATTGTGTACTTCCAACTAATCTGGTTGCAGATGAAGATGTACTTGCAAATGCAGATTGAGCACTATTAACTGACCTTGTTACAGATGACGATAAAGTAGCATTAGCAGATCCAGTTACTCCTACAGACCTAGTAATCGATGAAGATGTACTTGCAAATGCAGATTCAGTACTGCTAACTGGCCTACTTGCTGACGCAGAAACAGTAGCGTTTCCAGACAGGGTTACACTAACAGATCTTGTAGCAGATGAAGATACTGTAGCAAAAGCACTAAGGCTTGCTGATTTATTACCACCGGGTACAGGCGGAGCAGCAAGCCTTACACCAATAAATATCGCTGTTATATAACCAGCGCTATTTGGTATTGCCATTAGTCTAGGCCAATACTAATACCTGTGTTGTTGGGGAATGTAATAGTTTGACCTGAGCCAAGAGTTACAGATCCGCCAGTAATATCTCCGTAGAACAAAATTGTTGCATCAGTAGAAGCAGTTGCACTGATTGTTGCTGAGTTGCAAATTGCAATACCTGCAATAGTAATAGATGCACCAGACGCAGTAAATGACACTGGTGTAATAAGAGTTAATGGCCCCGGCGCTCCTGTACTAGCCGCCGTATTTGCGCCACCAATGCCAAATACTGCATCAGTGGCTGCTGCTCCAATTCCAATTCGAGTACTGTAACCTGCGGTTCCTAATGCATTTTCAGCTAATGTGCCATCGCTAGCCACGTTTGTCATTAATGCTAAATACAAACGTGTTCCAGTGGAGCCATTGCCACCAAATGGGCCAAACGATGCACCCCTAAGTAGACAATTCAATAAGTTTGCTTCTGTAGCATTTGTAAATGCCGTTGATGTTGCCATGTTAACCTACCTTTACAATCGGATCTGCAAGTGCGGTTGTTAACGGTAAACTCCAAACAACCACGGTTCCTGCTTCATTGTACACATCAATTGTAGCTCCTGTTGATGCGTCAACTTTGTTTCGCAATATACGCAATGCCTGACGAACTGTTCTATCTGTAGATGTAGACGTATACGCACCGTTAAGCACAGATTCATTACCAGTGCTATCTAATTTACGAGCAAGAATACCATCAGCAATTTGCTCTTTACTCCATACGTGATCACCTAAAACTAAGAATGCATCACCAGAAGTTGGTGTGCTAGTCAAAGAATCAGAAAGTTCAACTACTCCATTAGTAGACGTGAATGTACTAATGACTGCGGTTTGGCCTGTCAGTGTTCCAGATGTAAACAATATTGTTTGACTATTATAAAAATTGTCTACGCCTGTTAATGATGTTCGGAAATAAATAGTAGAGTTAGCTGGCGCTCCACTTACAGACACGGTGCCTTCTGTTGCTAAATTAGCCTTGCGCAATAGATCCATCAATTTACCAAACGTGCCAGCAGTTGTATGCGACGCGTAAGGCTCATCCCAGACCGCACCTGCAATTTCCGTAGCTGCATTTGCAGCCAACGCAGTATTTGTAATTGCATCCGTAGCAAAAGATGATGACGTAATAGCACCAGAAGCAGTACCTGCTACAGTAACCTGACCAGATGCATTACCTGTAGGTAAACCACCTGCGGCTCCAGCTACAGCATTTGGTAATGCAGTAAGACCAATCCTTACTACATCAAATGGGTCATAGGCCATAATCTGTACTACGGAATTATAGTCACGACTGACAGTGGCCTTTTCAATATTTAAAGAAACCCAACCAAGTGTGTCTACTTCACCTGTAGTTAATTGATAGTAGTATTGCCCGTTACCTATTTCGGCCCACGTGCCAGCACCAGCTGCAGGAGTCGCTCCGTTTTTGCTGACATTAATAGTTGGTGCCGTTACACCAGTTTCTGGTGTAAACCCATCTGTAATGTCTACTAGAAGTACTGGAATACGTCTATGCGCTGCATCTGCATCACTTTGTTTTATTTGGAACATAACTACCTCACATTATCCCTCAAGTTGACTGAACGACGCAGGGATTGAATATACTGACGCACCGCCGGTTTGGGTATACGCAATATTATTAAATAGTAAATACCCTTGCAATGTTGATCCTGTTGTTTCGGTATACGTTGTTCCATTGTATGTAACTTTATTCATTACAACTCCATTCCTTATGTCAGTCATTAAGGCTCCGCTAAAATTAACAGCTGTTCGTATTAATGGAGTTGTACCCGTGTTTGCCTTCATCATAATGTAATACTTACTTCCGGCAGTTATAGTCTGAGCAGAAGGAAATATTCCGTATATGTAGTTTTGGTTATGATCGCCATCAAGAGTAATTGTTGAAAGTGTAGTGCCAGCTGAATTTTTTAATATTATGTCGTAAAGACTACCTGCGTTAATGGTAACTGCGTAAATGCAAACGCCATACAGTGAAATGTCAGGCGTATTTACTGGGAGAGTAAGCGTTGTGCCAATTTCATTCACACCAGTTACAGCTGCTTCAGATCCGCTTGAAGACTGTAATCCTGTTCCATAATATTTAGTTCCATCATATAACCAAATCCCGCCGCCGGGCCGCACTGTAGCTGCAGACCAAACACCTGATATCCTTCCATGCGCTCCTCGTGTTTTTCCAGTTGTAGTGTTATTTACATTATTGAAAATATTTACAGATCCCGTGAATCCAGATACTGCATTTCTAATTACTAAGTAATATGCCGTACCTTTTGTCAGCGATGTTGTTGTTACTGTAGTAGTTGCAAAACCAGAGCCGGATGCAGGAGCTGTCCATGTCCCAGACGTTATAAATGTACCATCAGGAAAACCTGTAGTTGCGTTTACGCCCTGTATGCCAACATCAAATGTATTAGGTGATGGAGCTGTGTTAATCGTATATTGAAAAACAATTGTGGTCACATTATGCGTAACTTGTGGCACATAATAAACGGCAACACCGCCATTACTACTAGTAATTGCTCCCGACGCGCCTCCAAAGTTTGCTGTAGAAAAACCATCTAGAGGCAACAATAATTTAGATGTAGGTACGTTTATTGTTGGCATTAACCTGAAAACCCTCCATCAAAAAATGAAGACCCGTTAATATATCCACCTCCTCCACCACTGTCGTTGTATCTTATTCCACGTATTTGCAATCCAAATGTCGTATACATATTTGTATTTTCAACGATTGTAGCGCCATACTTGTATGCGTAATTTGTAATAAACGCTCCACTTGTTCTAATAAATTGACTATCGTAATCAAATACACGCCAATCTGTGGGAACAGCTGTAAATGTGCCAGTAAATGCTAATAAAAAGTAATATTTAGTATTTGGCTCTAACCAAATATCAGACGATGTTGCATTTTTAAAGTATGAAAATCCTACGCCCGATCCATTAAATCTGTCTGTGTCTAATGCCTCTATTGTGTTTAGTAGTGTTCCAGATGCATTGTATTGTTTTAATGAGAACGTCATGCCCGGATTAGTCAAGGTAAGAGATAGCGACATGGAAAGTGCGTCTAATTTAATTGCTGGGTGATTTGCGTCTAATGTAAAAGCAAATCCGATTTCATCAGATTCATTAATACATGCAGTCATTGTGTGTGTGCCTGTACCCGCAGATCCAGCAGAAATTGCGGCACCGCCACGTGTAGCTGATAACGTTACATCAGTAGCTGATATTGTTTTTATGTAATAGGTAGTGTTGATTGCAAAGTTAGTTGGCAATGTACCCGTCGTTGTCAATCGCACTGGACTGTCAATATTTAATGTGGCCGTGTTATATGTTGATGTAACGTTTGCACTGCCATTAGTAAATGTAACAGTAAATTGATAATTTGACTGTGCGCCCATTGCTGGTTGATCTAATGAATACCAGTTTGTGGCAGATCCATAAATTGGCTGAGATGAACTTCCGGACACAGCTCTTACCCATGCGGACGCAACTCTAGTTGATGGCCGTAACATTCCTGCGTAATTTTGCGCTGTTGTTATTAAATAATGAAGAGATATATTTCCAGTAAATGATCCATTAGGAATAATAACTATGTAATAGAATTGCCCCATAGTTACTGAAACAGGATTGGTTAAAGTAAGTACATAATTAGACGGAAAAGCTTGCGTTGAAAATGAAACCGTATTCTGCGTTGCTAAAAACGTGCCCGACGGAAGACCTCCACCACCAAAAGCTTGTATGCCAATGTCTAAATTTGTAACAGCAGTAGTTACAGACGCAATTGGTATAACTACGCGAGTAATAGTCCCTGTAAACTCCGCAATAAATGGCATTGCTAATCCAGTTGTAGTACCACTTATTGTTAATGCACTACGACTTTCATACGGCCTCTGATCAAAGCCCAATATAAATGAACAGTCGGCTGTAACTAATGCCATTACACAATCCTGACAATATTGCCATTAGGCTCAGCTAAATCAAACACAAACGTCTTACCTTCTATTAACGCACCACCAAAATGAGCGCAATAACAAACAATATATTTACGCAAGTTTTCAATAATTTCAGTGTCGTATAAGGCACAATCTTGATCTAATGTTTCCTCGCTGACATACTCAAGTGCAAGTCCGTCACTAAATATGACTGATATGCGCCCGTTATCTAATACGTTATACGAGGTTAATCCTAACTCATAATACTCATTCATTACTGACTAACCTTCTTAAGTGTGTTTTCAATTAATGTGTTAAACGCTTGCACTGTACGCAAACCTAGTGTCCCAAGTAAAAAAGAAAGCCCAATCATTTGATGAGGCTGATCCCAACCTAATTGCTTGGCAACCATGGGCGTTAGATATATTGCGGAAGCTGTACCGGACAAAACGGTTATGATTCCTTGCATAATTGTTCTGATCTTTGGCCAGTCAGTTCCAATTACAGCGCCAATAAATCCAGCAAGCAGTTGATTCCAGTCAAAGTGCAACTTATCCATTGAAGTCCCTCGTCGTTTCACTGACACGTTTCACCTCCGGCAATGTTACTGAAAACATTGGCAAAGCTGTATCTTGCCGCATGAAAAACGCAATCAACGCAGTTGCCATAGCAGGTATACCAGCACGGAGACCTTCTATGCTAGAAAGAAGTAGTGCTCTAGTCACCATTCCATAATTAGCATTATCTGAAATGTGAAATGCTTTCCAAGCTGCGTCAAACTCAGGTACCGCACTTGTCAAAAATGCAGCTAACATAATTAAAATTAAACGACCATATGCTATTTTCATTTTTGACTCTGTGGAATAGGAGGAACACCATATGGACACCCCGGCAACTTCAATGAAGTATCTTGTTGTGCCCATAATTGCATACGAGTAAGGTCGTACCAATCCTTCCAAAACGCACGGCCAACTAATGATGGGTCATCATAATTTTTAAATGCAAGTTTTCCAGCGACATAAGCAGGTATCGCCTTAAGTAATATATCGTCGGGGGCAATACTTAATGTGACGGTTGATGTTGGATCAGTTGAAATTGTAGCTGGCATAACACCACCAGTAACTACTATGTCGATGGCTGATGTAGGTGCAGGGTACAAACCAATATTTGTATTTCCTGATCTATACCAATATGTCGGTGTTCCAGTAGTAGATGTGTATCCTAAGTCGTAAGAACGCAACTCCATTTCACCGCAATGTATTAGTAAACTGCTTCCTATTTTGACTGTTAAAGGATGCCACAATAACTTATCCGCAAATGTAGTTACACGGGTGCTTGTGTTAATTGAAATAGAATCTTCGTTCCATACGCATGAACGTGCCATTTCCTTGGCTGCTTCATTAATATATGTACAAATTGTTTCATCACTAAAAACACTATTGCCAACAACTGTAAATGTTCCGCCTGTTCCACCAGTAGGTGTTAAACTTGCTGGCGCAACTCCAACAAGTTGAAATCCAGTACCGCTTAAATTAGTGGCTGAAACGGTGTAAGTTTTATTGGCAATGATGTTAGTTACCGTAGAGGTAATAAAACGTACTTGATCACCTACGGCTAAAGAGTTGACTGCTGATATCAATGGATTTCCAATAGAAACCGTAGCAGATGTTATTGGTAACCCAACGCCCGTGGCAAGTTCACCGACTACTGACGTGTTCGTTTCATTTAAAAGCTTTAAAGCTTCGTTTCGTAATTCGGTAAATCCTAGTGCCATTAGACTGCTCTCCGTGCATATGTTGCAGCATAAGATTCAACCTGACCTAGTCGGTCTAAGTATTCTTGCTTGAACAATACTATCCCGTCTTTATCACGCATTTGTAATGCACGTGTAGATAGTACTAAATAAACTAAGCAGTCATGAGCTACATCTGGAAGTGGACACTCTGTTGTGTCAGTGTTGACTAAAGCTGTACCAGTAGTGTCATAAGCCCAGTTGTCGCCGGGTTGCGCGAAACCTTCTACTAGGACTCCGTTAGTTACACTAATAGAAGGTATCGGAAAAAATGTAATGCGGTTCATGCCAGATATAACTGCTGCATCTGGAACCTGTTGTTCTGGTTGCGTTCTATATCGATCAACCATTTGATTGCTAAAATTAAACAGTTTTGGTTGCCAGTATTCACCTGACATATTCAATACTTTTAAAACTCTGATTTTGTAAATATCTGGTGCGCAGTAATCAGATTCTCCTGCAATCAGAGATAAATACCGACGGCCAACAAGACAGTCAGTACGTCTGGCTATCTCATTGGCCGATTCTAAAATGATGTAATCTAGGCCAAATGGATCAAGGTCCGCATCGGTGCCAAAATAGTTCCGACCCAGCATGCGTACTTTTTGTTTAATTTGACCTAGATTCATATCAACTCCTAGAAGGATGCTCCGTCACGTCCATTCTTAACGTAGGCGTTAAGAACAAGGAGGTCAGCTGCTGTTGCACCAGTTGAAGTAGTAACGTATCGCACACGGTAATACGTCCTATTACTTGGGGCAATTGAAGCTTGTAACATCGCACCGGAACTACACTTGACAAAAGACGTAGTTGCAGCGCCAGCAGTAGCTAGTAATGAGGCAGCGATGTAAACGCCATTATAAGCTGCAGCTGGACCAAGTCCGATTGTAAATGTAGTTGCAGAAGGCACAGATGTAACAACATAAACCTGACCAAGAGTAACTGCTGCTGCAGTAACGTTAGGTGGTCCAACTGCTAATGCTGTTCCAACTGCGTCAACAATTAACACGTCACCAACTGACAAGTTGTGGTTTGCACCAGCAGTTAATAAGCCTGTAGCAGCAGCAGTAGTTAACGTAATCGTAGATGCAGTGCCCGTAGTTGCGGTCAGTGTAGACTCACTAGCACCTACTTGGAACCACGTACTGTTGTCACTAGATGCTTCAACAACCATGTTTACTGTTGTAGCTGTAGTAGCCTGTCGGACTTGTACAGCCGAATGCACATACATCTGGTTGCGGTTATTATGGCCCCACAGTGTAAAAGCATTAGCAGCTGGTTGATCAGCTACAGCATTACCAATAAATACAGTTGCGTCTGCTACTGTATTGGTGTAACCACCAAGCAGTAACGGTTGCGACCATCCATTAGTAGATGTTGCACCCTGAATACCAGCAACAGTCGATGATACAGAGGTGTCGTTAAATCCAACCTTAAGGCTCGATCCAGATCCTCCGCCAAACCTAAATTGAAGTTTTGCGTCACGCATTGTTTTTCTCCTTACTGAACCTTAACGTTGATACGGCCAATAGCACGAACGTGAGGAATCCACAGACCACAGCCCCAATCAAAGAGGATGTTGTGCATGATTCCGTTTTCCTTAGATAAACCTAAGTACTGTGGCTTAAATGGTCCAGACTGCCAACCAGTCACGTAACCGGATCCATAACGAACAGCATAAATCTGTGAAGTATTAGCGTTAGAACCGGAGACAGTGGAAATTGTAAGCGAGTTGGAAATGACTGGCGTGGAACCGTCAGCCTTACGACCAACAACACGAATGGTTGCATTCTTATACTTCTCAACAGGTCGATCAAAGCTGTCTTGAGTAATATCAAAACCTGCTCCAATACCCATTACACGAATGGCCATTTCAACCTGACGCTTAGTAAGCTCAGACATATAGAAGACAACACCATCACCGTCTGGCGTATTCATGTTGTCTAATAAACGCTGAATATCAGCGATCATTCGGTTTGCAGCGCCAATGCCCTGCGTAGATGTTGCTGTCCCGCTATTGACGAGAAGGTTACCAAGCGAGATGTCAGCTGTTGTATCAATAACCATTTCAGTTGGAATGTCATACTGGTTTGGGTTATTTAAACGATACGCAAGACCGGGGAATGCGTCAACGCTATTACCAGCAACGTTAGACGTTGGGTCGTTGTTGATAAATTTATCGTTAAAGTCATACGCAAAACCTTCCAAATACATCTGAACCTGTGCTTCAACAGGATCAATAATGTTATTTGGCTGATCAAGAAGAACGTGGTCCACCGTAATTTTATTACGGAGTAAGTACATCTGCTCTTCATACGACTTTGGCTTACCCTTGACTGCGACTGGTTCGGAGTTAATACCCGTCCAGTTAGGCGTTGGGATACCACTGTTAACGTAACGCTGTCCAACTTGACGTAGCGATGGGGATGTTGTGAATGGAATGTCCTTGATTGCATTCCATGTCTTGTGAAGACTCTTAGTAATCTCTTTTACGAGTGGATCATTGGAAAGGATTGCCTGATCCGCAAGAGTCAATGCACCATTAAAATCAATAGCCATTGGTTTATTCCTTAGATGTTATTAACGTTCCTGCCGATACCTAGCATGCGAGAAATAGCTCCCATTGGAGATCCTAACTGCTTTGGTGGCGGAGGTGTAACTACGGGTTGTGCTGAGTAAGAAGTGTCAATTGGAGTTGGGATACTACGCTGTTGCGCAATTAATCCAGTCAACTCTGGCACTAGCGATTCAGCCAGATTAGCAATTTCATTATGAACAATTTGCGCAGCTTGAGTAGGAGGCAGTCCAGCATTAATTAAGTTATCAACAATGCCCGGTGCCCGATTAGCATATGGATATTGCTCGAAAGCAACGCTCCTTTGCTGTGCAGTCATGTACGAATTCATTTGATTAACAAGTGAATCGTACTTACCCTTTTGAATTTCTACTTCAGCTTGTGCTCTAGCAACTTCCGGATCCATAAAGCTGGTCTGAGCCATTTCCTCATACCGTTGCCTAATGTCAGCTTCACGTTGTTGAGCCTGTTGTTCTTGAAGTGCGCGTTGAACATCAGCAGCAGATTGATAGCCTTGGCTTTCAAACTGTTTGATTACATCTGCCCATTTATCATAAGCCGATGCTTGCTCTCTGTTCGCCTTAGCTGCTTCATTTACTTCCCTGAACCGTTCATACGGAACATCTTGTGGAGTGTTCTGATTAGCTGCAAGGCTATCCATAATCCTTTGTCGGACCATGGTTTCAGGATCGATATCTGGTTCTACAAATTCGTCCAACCAACCTAAATCTGTTTCGGATTGTCCATCACTATTCGAGCTATTTAACGCCATTGCGCTCGTAAGGTCTCCGGCGGAGAAACCACTATCAGAATTAAACCCATTGTCCATTGCCACTGCTGGTGAATCAGTGGTACGCATCACCATCTCTTCGGACATTAAATATTACCTTCCTTTTTAACTGCCATGCCAGTTTCTGGCTGCAATCTATTCATAACATGTTGTTTACCAACATCGACCATTGCAAAATCTTCATTCTGCTGTGCTTCAAGTCCGGCCTTAGCCGTTTCAAGTGCAATATCTGCCTGAAGCTTACTTGATATTTGAGCTTGCATTTTCTTCATGTCAAGCATTGCTTTATGCTCCTCAGCTTGAGGGTCATATTGTTGTTTAGGAGCGTTCTGCTGAGCCATCTGCTGTTGTTGCATTTCCATTTGTTGTTGCTGCGCTGCTGCCATCTTTTTGTCTTGTTCGGTTAGGTGATCAAGGATTTTTGTGGTTTCTGGCATGCCAACTAATTCAATAAACAACTTATTCGTTGCTGGGTCCATTGGGTCGCCAAACACACCCATCTGTCGCAATGCAGCATATTTCTGCAATCTTGCATCTGGCCCATCATCCATTGATGATCCGGGAAGATACACAATGCGATACATTCCGCCATTTCGCAATGCGTCAAATCGCATAATCCCCTGTTGGATTTGGTCTTTTGGAAGCATTCCGCCTTGCATGTTTCCAACAAAGGGAACAATTGCAAACTGCTCAATTAACGCAACTTCCCATTCTTTAATCTTTGCGTTACTTATTTCAATGTCAGCTCGGACATAACTATGTTGCGTGTTGTCAGCTTTTTGCAGTAATCGAACAGATTCTGCGGGAGTACCTGCTTGTGCCATACCTTGAGACACATCATGTAATCCAGCAATATCCATCATGTCTTTTTCAATGAATTGCAGTAATGGGAATAGGTCACTTCCAATTCCCGGCGCTCTTTGAATTACTGGAGGATGCGCACCCCTGTCGTAATAAACTTTTCGGTAAATCCTATTCTTATCTTCAATCGTGTCACTTTCTTTGTCGTATGCGTCAGCTCCGACATTAGATAGTCTTTCGATCATCAGGTAATCCTTTTGACCTTCAAACTGTTCTAGTAAACGAGAATAGATACGATTGTATGTTTGCTGCAGAGAAACTAAATCGAACCCAAGGCTGTAACCATACGGAGTGCCAGCTCTTGGTTGCCATCGCAATGGAATAAATGGAAACGAATCACGTTTCTTATAAGGCCAAATACCAGCGTATAAAAGCGTGGATTCAGTAGCAACAATGTATCTACCCTTTTCATACTGCTTGCTTGGCTTCTCCCAATACTCATACACTACAGCAGCGTTTTTGCGTCGGTCGTGATTATTTAAGTGTGTAACGGATGGTGGAATCCATCCACGTCCACCACCATTTGAGTTGTCTAAATAGTTGTCAACATAACCAGCATTATGGCCAACCATTGCATCAGGCCTAACACTTTTACCTATTTCACCGTATGAATCAACAAACCATGACAATGGCTTAATTGATGCATGAATCATCCATCTAACATCTTCATCGCGTTTTGCGCTTGGGTCAACATACACATCAAACGCTGGAAGAATTTGCTCAACAATATCTCCAACTTTCATTTCGACGTGACCAACCACAGTATGTGCGTCTACATCCATCTGTGGCACAATTTGCGTTTTTGATGAATTCCAAAAAACTTTAAGAAATGATGTACCGCAAACACATGCCCATCGAACACGTTCTTTTGTTTGTGTTTCTCTGTCAAACTTTCGATTGTAATGTTTGACTATAAAGTTTGCTTCATCAGCAGCTGCTCTATCTTGCTCACTATCTGATAATGCAACCGCTGTTGCATCTGGAGCACATTGCGTCAACTTACCAATAACACCGTCAATCAATGGCCTAATTTTATTTACGGTCATATACCGATTTGGCTCATGCGGACTTTGTAGTTGAACTAGGTTTCTTGTCTGACTCGCAATGCGTAACCATTGTCTACCTTCAAAAAACGCTACAGCTAAAGCCCACTCTAATTCTTGCTCTTGCCTTGATCGCTGTGCTGATTGAAATTGATCAGAAACAAATTTTGCTACGCGCATTCCTTCTTCAGGTTGTTCACGCGGATCTACTTTCCAGTCTGATGGTAGATGGTCAAGTTTTAAATTGTCTTTGTCTGCTAGTTGCAAACTTTTGACAGGAAAAGACCCAATTGTGCCGGGTGCAGATGGCTTTTTAAATGCAGATAAGCGTACGTCTTGCGTAGCGCCGCCGTTTAACAATTGTTGTATATCCATGCTTACACCCACTTCTCGTCATTGATAATCCGCTCGTAATATAACTTGGTGTCTTTGATGTCGGACAATAATGTAATGACTCTAAATAGTATTAACGTAGTAGTAATACTAAATACAACGAGCACTGCCAATATCGCAATTAACATCAAATCCAGTTATCTTCCTTAGATTTTTTATACCAACTAGGTAAACCAAACTCTTTACCTGATTTACCTTCTCCAGTCTCAGGACATTTTACTGGGTATTCTCGCCACATTACTCCATAGCGGAAACTATCAATGGCGTGATCGTTACGTGTTCCGTTGTCAATCTCATCCGCATCTTTTGTATGCGTCATTGTTTCAGACAACTGTTTAATTAAATTAGGGCAAGACCCACGAACAATTTGCAATTTTGGTCTTAGTACGCCGTTTACAAATTCAGATGCAGCCAACCATTCTTTTGTTCTTGCCCATCCAGCCTTGCGGTCTTTAACAGCACGTACTGCGGGTAAATTTTTATCCCACCAACATTCAACCGGATATTCACCAATTCGTTCTTCAACATTTTTAGGTGGGAATGTATTTGCCCAGTCGTAAGCAATAGCCTCTAATTTAGTATTCCATGCACCTGAACGCTTGTTCTTATCTGCCGGAGTAGCTACTTTATGTTTTTCCAAAAACTCGCAAACTAGTTGTGCCTGATCTGAAGACACTTTTCCAGCTTCATACCATTCACCTAGAACGTAAACATTTTCTCGCTCGTCACTTGCATACAACAAGAAACAAGCTGGTGCACCAGTACCGTAGTCATGGCTTGCCCAATATCTCCACCACGGTTGTGCCTCAACATAATCAACAACATGCCAAGGCGTTCCGTCTTGTGAGTATTCACGGAAGTCTGGGAAAAAGCGTCCGCCTACACCAACATCGTGTTGGCATTCTCGCAAAAATGAAATTAATCCAAAGTCTTCAATTTCACGTTGGCATACATCTATATTCTTATGTTCCCATGTTGCTTTACCAGCTGTGATTTTCCAACTAGTGCGACCATCTTCTTTTTCAACGGGCATGTATTCTAAGCCCTCAATAGCTGGCACAATAGGAGACTGTATTCTGTTTTGCAACATATCTAACTCACCAGACAACACACGCGACATCACGCTGTTGCTGTGGATTCTGTTTTGCACAAACACAATAGCGCAATCTCTACTCTTAGCAGGAAGGATTGTCGCTGTAATAGTTTCAATTTTCTTTTCTACTCTATTGACGCTGTCTCCCAATTCATCAATATCGTCAAGGATAATCATGTCAGGTCTAAGATGGTCAAGCTTAACGCCACGAGCACCAGTATCAAGACCAAAAGCAAGTACATTAAACCCATTAGCAGTGCGTAATTTACTAGCATTCCAACCTTTTGAAAAACCATATTGATTGACTGCGCGTTCAATTCCACATCGCTCCATTACTCCAGCAATGTCACTTACGTGCCTATTAGCAGCATCTTGCGTTGCACAAACGTATAGCAGAAAACGCCGTGTGGCTCTTACCGCTGTCCAGCTAGATATAAGCTCAACGGTTGTAGATTTACCACCACCACGAAACCAGCACTCAATCAATGCTGGAGGCGCAACTCCTTGCTCTAATTTAGAAGCCCAATCCCAAGCGCGTTTATGGTGATCTCCAAGTGGTGAATTGGCAGCGTGAGGGGCATTGTGCTTTAACCACTGCGCATAATCAAGTTCTGCACCCGGCAATGCCACAGCTTTACCGCTATCGTAATCGCCAGTCTCAATTATATTTGTAAGCTCAGATTCAATTGCTTCTAACAAAGACAATGACAACGGCTTGTCTGGCCGTACGTGTTTTTTAAAATTCTTCGGAGTGACACGAGTATTAACTAATGGTTTCATTTTCTTCTACAATCTCAGCGTCAATTATGTTTTCGTCTTGGTATGTTTTTAATAATTTACTCACACCAGTTCTGATTAACGTCATCTCATCTGGATCTTTGACAGAAGCTTTAATAACACCTAAAACTTGCATGATTAAACTGTACGCTTGATCTACTTCTAACGTATATGCTTTTGTATGCATCATGCGTTGTTCTATTTCAATTACCTTAGTTCTCTTTTCGATTAATTCAATAACGTCTTGTGATGCTGCATATGTATCAATACCATCGCTTATCATTTTCCCTAATGCGGAAAATTCTTCAGTAAATCCGGGATCTGACAACATTCGACTACAAATGACATATTGACTCTTAATGTTATTGTAGTGGTCAAGGCTAATGCCTTCAGACGCAGCTTCTGCCCTTACGTCCATTAATGCAGTCAAATATGCTGCATCATCTTTCAGGCTAAATAATTCTGGATCTTCTCTTAATTCATCTATTCTAGAAAGTAACTTAGGTGCAACAGAAGCAAATCTACGCCTTTGAGCAGACCACAATCCTGTTTTGAAAGTTGCTGACTCAATACCAACAGCTGCTTTTCCTCCATGGAATTTGCAAAACTGTCGCCCCTTAATTGCTAAATTGTTACATTGCTTTCCTTCTTGTAATGAAGCGCAACAAAGCAATTGTTTGCTGCCGTTTGGTGAATTGCGATAACGCTGTTCTGTCATGGTGTAAAATCGGTCGGAACAAAAGGCCTATCTTTTTTTGCTTTTTGATTTGGAAAAACACTTTTAATTGAATTATACATATTACCTACGGCAATGCCAGCCCCTCTAGCATTAACGTGCTGCATTGCTGGCACCACATGTTTAATAAACGGATGTCCAGAATATTGTTTTGCTGCCCAATCAGTAATTGGTTTATCAATTGGGTTATTTGGATTATTCCAACTTTTGGGTAATAAATTACCAACACCATTTTTAGACGCATAATCCATTATCATTGGATCAATAGTCATTCCGGATGTGTAATCTTTTACAAAGTTAGCAGCTGGGGCTATAACTGGCATAGCTGGAATCGTTTGTGGTGCTACGCCAGCAATAAGCGCGAGTAAGCCTTTGACACCAATGTCAGATACTAATCCAGCGCCCTCTACCATTAATGCACCTTGCAATGCATTAACTTTGTTGTTAATTCCGGGTTGTTGTAGTGCATTTAAATAATTAGGTACACGAAACATGTACGCATTAGCAGCTTCTTGAGCTACAGGTCCCAGTGTAGATGCTAATGCTGAACCAGCCGCCCCTCCTTTAAAAGCAGATGCCTTATCTGCATAGACACTATTTACCTGTGGTACTGCGCCATTAAACCTTACAGATGTATTTAAAGGCCTGTTGTTTATTGCTTCGGCTGATGCGTTTAGCATCTTAAAAAGTCCAACGTCACCTAACGGATTGTTTTTTGGTGGCATTATTTCTTCTCCGGTTTTTTCTGCGTCTCGCTAAATCCAGCCCTGAACGTATCTAAAAGGTTATTAAGCCCAAGCGTAAAAGCAGTAATAATAAGGTTGCGAGGTACACCACGTGACTTACTAATACGTTTTACGTTTTCAGTAGCACCGGGCACATCTGCAGCTTTTACTAATTCAGTAGGTTGCTTTGTAGTGCCACGAGATGGAACATGCTTGACAATCAAACTGTCTCCACCATGCTCCCAGATCTGTGAAAAGTCAGTAATCTTATTAGTGCTGATTTTTTTAACTAACTCCAGATACTTATCTGTGTCTAGCCAGTAATTTTCCCCGTCAACCTTTAAGCCTACATATCTAGCATTATGAATCATGCTGTCAGGTTTAATTTCGCGATTTCCTATCAATTTTTTACGTCTTGCAACTTCCATATCCTGTAACGTTTTTACTTGCATTTCTGCTGCGTACATACGCTTCTGCGCCTCAGTCATATTTGATCGAGCGCCTTCTAGAATACTCGTTGGTAATTTAAACGTAAATGACTTTGCAACGTCGTCCATTATCCTTCTTTGTTGCAGTGTTCCTTGTTGATACATTGGCTGTGAGCGCATCCAACCCAATGCAGTAGAAGTACGCATAGCTACTCTACTAACTGGTTTAGCTGGAATACCAACAGTCTGCTTAGGAGGTAATGGTGGTATAGGCCCTAACTTACCTTCACGACCCGGATCTCCCGGTGCGTCCATATCTGTTGAC